CTTGCTGAACTGCTTGTCTGGAGCCACCGAATGCGCCAGCTTGGACTGCTTCAGCCGCCCTGCCAGCATTTTGTCTTTGGGCGTCAAGTATTGCTTGCTGTTTTTGAACATCCACCACCTGTTGCATATAAGGAGACATATACTGCTGGGCTGCTGCATTATCAAACTGACCCGCCTGATAACCCATGCCCTGCATTGATCTGCCAAGACCAGCCATGGTGGCTGCTTGAGCTTGAGGCAATCCTTGAATGCCTTGACCAGCAATATTACGCCCCATCTGCTGAGCATCAGTAACATCGGTGCCGCCAGTCTGTAATCGCTGACCTTGGTACGGCTGATACTGTTGCTTTGTCTCGGCTTCTGTTCTGTTTAGAAGACGCTCAAAGTATGGCTGTACATATTCGGGAAGGTTGGTTTGAACAACCGTCTGATCTGTTGGTTTAGGTGAGCCTTTGCTCATTGTTACAGCTCCATTCTATAAGCAATATATTCCGGCTTCCAGCCGTACTTAGATAACCATCGTCCCCACGCTTTTCTTCCGTACCCCTCAAGGTGAGAACAACCATTCTTCCTTGAGTATTCTGACAAAGTTTCGACCGCCATGGGTAGCCACTCTCTCATTCTTATGCCGCCTATCCAGTCCATTGCCATTGCTTTGCGGCCCGGATAAGATATTACGCTTGTTGTTATAGCTGCTATAGATTTATCGCCATCCATTATAACCCACAAAACGTACTGCCCGCCAACTATAGCGTGGTACAAGTCATCAATGTGATACTTTCCATTGGAAGTTTCCACTGACCTATTCATTAACTTTGCTACGTCTCCCCAGACGATGCCCAGAGCTTCTCTGGGTACTGCCGATATCATCATGCTGGTAGCATTCTCTCCTGTGGCACTTGCTTAGGTTGCGCTGTTCCGCCTGTCCTCATCTCACGAACACGATCCATCATTTCGTAAAGAGATTTCGAGCCAGCGTCAGTTGATCCGTTGCCCAACCCGCTAACCACATCCGCAGGAACGATAAACTCACCATCGGATAATACAACGTCTTGTTCTCCTTCTAAGGTTGCAGGGATCATGTCATCCATGCCGTCACCGACACCGCTGACCTTCCCTTCCGTTGCCTCCGCATTTTCGTCAAACTCACCGCTCTGTACTTTTTGTACAAGATCACGAAGAGCGTCTTCTCCATACCTTGATACGAACATAGCTAATGTTCTTTCTGGAGACTCGTCCTTACCCTGAATTGCATCTACAGCGTCATTGATAAGCTCTTTGTCATTTGGCTTTCCAGCCATGTTCATGTCACCGCCTTCTGCGTAACGAAGGTCTGTGATGCCACCATTAGCGAATTGAGTTGGGCCAAAGTAATCAAACTCTTTGTCAATGCCCGGACGGAAGCCAGCACCGGGGGTGAACTGCTTCTTGTCATAAGCCTCAGCTTCTTCTGTGTTGAACTTTTTCTTTTCTATGTCCAAATCTGGAGGTGGCATAGCAAGAGCAGCGCCTAGGCCCGAACCCAACGACTCAGGGGTCATTAGTGCGCCCGTAGCGCCAGAAAACCTTTGACCCATTGTTGCGTCAGCAGGGATGCTGTTTCCGATCCCTGCCGTTGGGTCCTTAAACATATTGCTAAACATGTTGCCAGAAGAGGGGGCGGGGGCAACGTTAGAGACAAGACTACCGTCAGGCGTGTATGAAAGACTACTACCTACACTGGGACCCGGCATCATAGCAGGGTTAATTGTAGCAGGGTTTGCTGCATTCACAAAATTTCCTGCGCCTAAGCCGTCAACACCCATTCCAGAAGACGCTAACTCAGCACCCGGCTGCAATGCAGCAGGAGTTGCTCCAGTCGCGGCAGCGCCGCTACCCATCAGAGAACCAAGGGCCTTACCGCCCAAGAATGACATAAGACCAGTTTGTATGCCCTGACCAAGGTCACCTGTTTCTATATACGACCCCAAACCAGAGCCGAGCGCACCAGCGGTGAGAGCGCCCATGCCCCCTAACATACCAGCGCCAGCTAATCCAGAGCCAGCTAATCCAAGCAACATTGGTAACATATTCTACTCCTTAGAGTCCTGCATACTCTGTTTTTGCGTCAAATGATGGGCAGGCTTTTGTTGAGAAGTCTCTGTGTCCAAAGACCTCCGCATCCGGGTATCTATCAAGTATTTCCTTGATAAGGGCGACAAGCGCGTCTCTCTGTCCCTCGGTTCGTGTGTCTTTAGGATTTCCTTCAGAGTCAGAACCACCAACATAGCAGATGCCAATGCTGTCGCTGTTATGGCCCCTACAGTGAGCGCCATTAATATCTTCACTGCGGCCCTCATTAGTCGAGCCGTCAAGTTCAATAACCCAATGATAACCGATATCACTCCAGCCACGCTCCTCTGTGTGCCAGCGTTTAATCTCCTCGGTTGCTACGTCCCTTCCTTCGGGGGTCGCAGCGCAGTGTACAATTACTTTTGTAATCTCCCGCATCTTATTCACCATACTTCATTAATAAATTGCCCATAGGTATCCAAGTCGTTTCGTATATTTTACCATCTTTTATCTGGATGTCGTAGACCCCATATGACCAACCAGTTAAACTATGTTTAGCATACTCTTCTATGTGTCCTTCCGGTAGGCTTGTTCCCAAATTGATTATGGTAACGTTCTGATTGCCCATCTTCGGGAATGTCTTGTCTAATCTCTTATGTGTATGCCCGTAAACCACATCATGCATTGCGTCTCTAGCTATTGAGTTCTCTGATTGCATACCGCCATAGGCCTTCCCCATGGTGTTTATTGGCGCATGTGTGAACCCAACATCTCCTATAAAGTAAAACTCTCCATATGGTGAGTATGTCCAGTTATAATCATCCATTGTGGCAAACAATATTTGATCAAGCATATCAACTATTTCTGGGTTTTTGTTCGTAAAGGACCAAATCCTGTCTTCGTGGTTGCCCAGAGTCACATGCTTCGGCACATCATAGCCATCAAGACCCTTATGAAAAGACCTGATAGCTTCCTGAAAGCTTTTCATGTCCTCACCAAACGATGGCTTTTTCTTTCCGTTTAGAGTGTCATTTCCGTCAAATCTATTAAGAGAGTCAACGCTTGCAAAGTCTCCTATCTGTATAATTTGATCTACTTTATTCTCTTTAGCGTACCTTCCCATAGCAAAAAATCTTGATTTGTCTGGGATTGAAGGGCCATCGTGACAGTCTCCAATTGCTAAAACTCTTTTGGTTTCCTCTGGTTTGGAGTTTCTCTGTTGTATTCTGTATATAGGCTTAACTACAACCTTGGCCTCTATCACACTGGCTTCGTTCTTGGACTTGTCAGTTATTATACCAAGCTCTCTGGCCTTTCTTATTCTTGAGCTAAAGGTGTTGTATTGTAACCCTGCTGCTCTTGCTGCTCTGGCTACATTCTGATCAGAGGCGTAGAACAATTTTGCAGTCTCTTCGTAAACTGATCTAGGCAAAGTTGGCTGTGCCATTTTCAGTCTCCCGACCATTAACGTTAGGAGATTATACCATTTAAATGCCTATATAGTAACCTTTTTTACTTTTTGCCAAAAAACTTGGTTGCTGCGCGTGTTCCAAAACTGGCGGCTACAATTGTTCCCAAGGTGTATTGGTAGTATGTCGGCATGGTTTCTAAGGCCATAAATCCATCTGAAACTATTTGCCTGCCCCAGTCACCACAGAATGATAATATTAGGGGTATGGAAAAAATAATTGTAAGCCACTCGTCTTTCCAACTGTGAGCAGAGGCATCAGCCATCTTCAAGTCCCAGTCAATTTCTCCTGTAGCTTTTTTCTCCATTATGGTCGCTTCGGCTTTGGCTCGCGCTACCCTAGCGCCAGTTTCTGCCTTCTTTGTTTCGACCTTACCCTCAAGCCAAGTACCCAGTAATGACCCTATCGGGCCTATCAATGCCTGTATCATTTTTTACTCATCCAAGTTGTCATTCCGATGTAAGCCCCTACGATGCCGCTGCCACTAAGGAATATAAGGTCTGTTACCCCCGCTAATCCCTCTAGCTTTTCGGCAGAACACAAGGGAGAAGCAAGAAAAGTCGCGTATACACCCATGAATATCAGGGTACACCTTGCCATACGCAACTGCGCTAAGTTCTTCCTTAGCTCTGTCTCGGTCTTCTTTATCTCTTTAACATGAGAAAGCTCTTCATCCGTGACTATGCCGTCCCCATCCTCATCGTATTCGCTATATACGCTGTTTTTCTGCAATTTTTTCTGAGCCATATTTGTACTATGGTATTATATTTACCACACCTGAGTTGTTCCATAAGGCTCCCGATTCAAGACCTGTCGATGCTGTCGGCAAGTCAGTTAAAGTTATCTTTGTACCCCTAAGCTCTCCCGGTGTTCTTTCTTGCTCAATAAATATTTCTAACGCTCTCAGTAAATCCTGCATATATGGCAAGGAATACTCCTGAGTAGGCTCAGGCAGTCTTGGTGCTGGTACATTAATTACAGCCATTAGCGTCTACCATCTGGGCGTATGTCAACGCGAGGTGACCCCAGCTTCCATTTTGTGCCTAAAGCAGATGAGTCAACCTTTATAGCGAATGACCTACCCCTTACCCTTAGATTAAGAAGCTCTGTAAACGTTTCTACAGGGGACGAAGCTGTTCTTACGGTTGCTCCACTAGATGTGCTTCCGTAGGCTGCTCCGGGTTCTGTGCGGGCTTTTAGGGTGAATGTTGCTTGAGGACTAGATAATGCTGTTGACCCAACAAACGTCAGGTCAGGAACTACCGTTGTGGCTAGGGTAAACCTATCGCCATCGCCTATGTCCATTGGCGCTGACTCAATAAACGAAGCCATAGCTGATCCATCATCGTCATACTCAAACTCATGGTTATATAAATATCCGCTTTCGGTAGCTATAGGAAAGTTTCTTATGCCTCTGTCGATCCAAGCTGATCTACTTAGGTTGCCGTAATACCAAATGTCATCTTTGTAATTGTATATAACGTACTTGTCGTTTTCTCCTGAGCCGCCGCTGGCTAAAGAGTTTGTCTCAGATGGGTAAAGCCATATCACCTCTGAAAACTCAGAGTTAATTCCTCCATACACCTTATCAGACTGAGAGAAGTTAAAATCGTTAAACACATGATCTTTTACTGTGCAATTAAGCTGCTTTGTCTGACCTGAGTAAGTGTAGAAGTTATCTATGCCCATCCAGTAGACAACGTCCTCTGTTGCTACAGCGGCGTTAGGCCCCATAATTGTGATGTTTGAAGCTAACTGCTGTATACCAAAGGTGAACGGCGGCCCAATAAACCTCATTGAGTGAAGAGATGTATCAGTCCACACAAGAATTTCACGCTTTGTCTCTACCGCTTGCACAAACTCAGAGCCAGAGCCGAGTATAAGGTCACCAGCAGTATTTGTGCTTGTTGGATACCAATCAACTGCGTTCTCTTGGCTAGAGAATCTAACAAGTAGGGGGTCCTGCACACCATTCCCTTGAGCGGCACTTGAACTAGAGTTAATTGCATCACACCCAAACGCCAGAACATGCCTGTCCTGATCTGACACAAGCACCTGTTTGGCTATCTGAGGAGCTGATTTAGCCCCACTTAGAGTCGAAAGCTCTACGGCCCTAGCGCCCAGACCTGTCCCCTTGTCCCAATAGTACACGTTTGCGTCCCTTGGGTTAATAATTAAGTCTTCTCCAAAGTTATCATGTGACCACAGTCTTATGTTTGTTGTAGTTGTTAAGGAGGAGCCGGAACCCCAGCCAAGCCTTCCCCATGTGCTGGAACCCCAACCAGTTCCTCCAACCTGTGAGTTAAGACCAACATTAATCTGATACTTACCTACAACTGAGCTGCCGCCGTTTCCCGTGTCAGAGCCATTAGCTGTAGCAGAAACAACTATTTGATACTGACTTGAGCTTACAACTGCGGTTACCTTATGCTCAGCATTTAGTATTGCTGCTGTTATATTGCCGCCTAAAGTGGCAGCGCCAGAAAACTCAACAAAATCATTTAACACAGCGCCGTGATTTGTATCTGAAACTGTAATGGTTGTGGAGCCGTTGGTTGCGGCAAACGTGACATCGCCAGCGGCTGTGGTCGATCTCAGTGGGGTAATGTCGTTAAAACCACCACCCTCTTCTATATAGTATTTGAGGTGTGTGCCTATGCCTAAAAAGTTAGACCCATCTAAGGCTATCCAGTTGTGAAGAGCGCGAGCGGCTCCCTGAAAGGTGTTAACGCTATACTTTAGCCATCCACCAATCTTCTCTGGAAAACCAAGACGAAACCTTATTTTGTCGCCATCTACCCAGCCGCCCTCATTGGAATAAGACGTAACATCTTTGTTTATTCCGGGTCTAAATTGTAATTTTTGAAGAGGCATCTAGCTTCTCTCTTATGCAGGCTGTGTTACAGAGCTAAGACTTGTTGGGTCGCCATTCATCATAGTTGAGGCTTTTTCTGTGGCGCTTGGGGATATGCAACGCCACTGATACCAGCGATGTGATGTGCTTGGGTTGTTTGTAGAAATTGTAATTAAGTTATAGTTGTAAGTATTGCTTGTGTTTGTAATGCTTGTGCATCCGCCATTGCTATCAAAAACAATTGAAAATCCTCTGGTTCCGCCCTGACTACCGCTATAGCCAGCATCTAACCCCAGAACCACATCAGACATGTTTGTTGAACTTGTGCCACCGTACAAATAAATAGAACACCCTTGAGCATCTTCGTTTTGACTAAAGCTCATATTAATATTCTGATTTAAGAAGCCTGTTCCCGCTCTAAAAACAGGTGAATAAATAGTAAAAGGATTAAACAGCAAGCTGCCTGAGTATGATTGAGGAGCGGCTGTGCTGTTAGGTGATGTGATTCCAAAGGCAGAATACCCATGACCAGCGTTGTAAGACATCTGAACGCGGATGTCTCTTGTTGTTGTTGCTGTTGCACCGTAGAAATCGGACAGCGACAACGCTCCAGATGTAGGGACATTTGTATTGCCAGAAGAGACTAAGCCACCATTCCTGTAATACTCGCTAAGAGCATGAGGAGCAGATCCACCAAACTCACCGACTAAGCTATTTATGCTTATTGTTCCAGAACCGGGAAGTGTCATAACTATATACCGCTATAAGCTGTTACATCATCTTCTACATCCAGCGCACCAGCGGATGTCATTCTTATCTTTGTGTCACCGCTATACTTAAATAGAAGGTTGTTACTTCCATCAACTTCTATGGTCCAGTTTCCTAATGTGAGGCTTGAACCAAGACTTGCAGACGCGTTAGCAAATGAAAGAACCCCAGAGCCATTTGTTGTTAAGACCTGAGATGCTGTACCATCGGCGTTTGGGTAAGAAAGATTGCTTATGAGAACCTTCCCAGTGCCGTTCCCGGCTAAGGTTAAGTTAGCGTTTGTATTGGTAACGGTTACTGCGTTTCCATTGATGTTTACATTATCAACATCTAAATCCCCAGTCACATCAACAGCGCCTGTAACATCTAAGTCGCTATTTATGTCAACATGACCAGTTCCATGAGGGGCAATAACTATGTTCCCGTTTGACGCAGACACAATGCTTTGCCCATTAACGTCCAGCGACCCGCCTAACTGAGGAGTCAGATCGTTAACTAGGTCTGTGCTAGGGGTTAGGCTTTTGAATACACCAGAACCGCCGCCGCCATCGCCTGTGACTGCCTGCGTTGAGTTTGCTGCGATCTCTACACCGTTGGATGTGGAGTAAGTAACGCCTTTATAAATAACCCTACACGCTCCATTTGTTTCATTTTTTATGGTGTAGTGTTTTTTCTGATCAGTGGGTGTGACCCTAAGCTCAAATGTAGCGCCCGGACTGCCTGTGAGAATGACAACAGGTGCAATGCCGTTGCTAACAGAACCATCACTTGTCGTTAAATCTGTGCTGCCAGATATAGCTATAGAAACCTGACCATGAACGGCGCGGTCGATTATATCAAAGTTTGTGTTTGTAGTTACACCCCAAGTTCCTGATTGATCACCAGTACCCGGTTTTTCAATACCAGCATTCTGCGTATATGTACTAGCCATCTATACCACCTTTTTAATCCATTGCTCTATTGTACCACTAGCGTTTATTGGTGTCCATGTTCCGCTAGATGCGTTTATCTGACTCCATGTCTCTACAGGAGTGCTGGCGTCTATTTCAACCCAAAGCAGATCACCATTTATCGTCTGTACAAAAGCAAACTCTACATTGAAGTTGTTTCTGTAAATCAGTATTCCGGCAGTTTGAATAAAGTCAAACTCAACAAAGTTTTCGGACACACCGCTGAAAACCCTGCTAATTTCAGCACTTTGTGTAAAGTCAAAGGTTTGATCTGAATGAGCAGAGTATTCTGCGCTAGCAGAAAGAGACTGCACAAAGTCAAAACTTTGCTCAGACACACCGGTTACAAGTTTTATTGCAGAGGCGTTCTGAGTAAAATCAAATGACTGCTCATATATGCCATCTTTTACAAGAATGCCATCTGTATCGGCAACGAAGCCAAATGACTTCTCTACTATACCAGTGGCAAACCTTAATGCGTTGGCGCTCTGCTCAAACTCGGATGTGACACCAATAACTCCAGTTAACGTGCCAGCGCCTATTCTGCTTATGCTAGATATAGCCTCTAGGCTAAGACTGCCACTTGCTTGAAGGTTAGCAAAATCAGAAGATATAACAAAGTTGGCATCAGCAGACGCAGACCCAAAGTTTAATATTCCGTGAGCAGCGATAGCCCTTTCGGATAATGCCAACTCACCAAACATCAGTCAGCATCTGCAATGGTTAGAGTACCAGCCGCTACTTGCTTTTGAATTTCTGCGTAGTGCTGGTTGCTGGGTGCATTATTGGGAACCCACCATTCTATTTCATCAATAGTCGCTTTAATCATGGCCTTACTAAATCCAGAAAGGGGGTCATTAACATATTGTACATTAGTAATATTCATTTTTTATAACTCCGATGTCATGTCTAATGAGCCGCCATCCGCATAATATCCAGCAATACTGCTAGCACCAGTCGCAAGACAATATAGGTTAACACCATCCTGACTGACTGAACCTGTGCCGATGCCATCCGCACCCTGCCCTTGCCAAGTTCCTGTAAAAGCAACACTTGGGGGGGTTCTCATCTGTACTGGAAAAGCAAAAGTACCACTAACATATCCATTATCAACGTACGATGGCTGGAAAAATCTAGGCCAGTTATTTGCGCCGGTTGATTGCCAGCGTGTGTAGTATCGCTGACACTTGGCTAACGTAGTTGAGTAGTCCTCATGCTCAAAAGGCGTGGCTACATCTCCTTCTTCAAGCTGGATTCCTGTGATGTACCATTCATTGTCTGTGCTATCGGCTAGGTTGACATTTAGCCCAGCCGCAACATTTGCATTAACTCTGTCTGCCCAAGTTGTGTTTAATGTTCCAGATGTCCAATTTGTTCCCGCAGCTAACCACCAATATAAAATACCGCTTAAAAGATTATCATTATCAAAAGTTGCTGCCGTATCGGCTGGAATGGGGAACTCAACTTTTTGCCATGTATTTGCTGATGATACCGTATAAAGCAAAGAACAGACTCTAATTGTACTTCTAATATTTTGAAACTGAACAACATAGTTTCCTGTTTTGTTTGTCTTTACCCAAAAAGATAAGACAATATTTTTTGCGCCTGATGTTCCATAATTCAAACGCTGTAATTCTAAACCCTCAAATCTATAACCAAGAATACAGACATCACCAGCAGACAAAGACGCATCGGCTGTTGTGCAGTCTAATTTAAAGGAATTAACAAATCCTTGACCGCTTGGCACATCTGTTGATTGGCTTTGTGTCCAAGTGCCAGCAGAGCTTATCTCTGGGTTCATTTTGTCTACTGTTCTAACAGTGCCAGTTGTGTCACCTGAAGCTGATGTTGCTCTTTGTGCAACAACCATTGCCCCATTTTTTACAAGATTTTTGTGTCCTGACGCCTTTTGCCCACCAATCAGTGCGGCTAGTTCTGCTGCTTTACTCATGCTAGGTCTCCCATGAAATTCATATCATGTCCTTCACTGTCATATAACGTCAAACCACCATTAGTTCCGGGTCCATAACCTGCTCTTATTCTAATGTTGCTTGTAGCTTTTGTGTTAGAGCCAAATTGTCGTGAATTAGTGTCTACCGTAGTACTACCAAAGTTAAAAGCAGAGCATGAATAATTTACATTACCGAAAGAACTTGTGAACGCAGGGGTGTAGTCGCCTGTTCCGTTATCAGTTAAACTTGCATGATTAAAACTGTCCCGGGCGGCTGGTGTGCTTTGACCATTAAAGTTTATCCACGCCTTCGCACTACCACTCGCCACAAAGCTAGTAGCAATGCTGTTGTTCCCAGCGGCATCCTTCAGTGTGTTTACTCTAAGTTCGCTTGCCATTACGCTAGGTCTCCGTGTATTCCTAAATGTACATATGTACTATCTGCCGCAGCCCCACCAGTTTCGTTCATTTCAAGCCTATACGAACCCGCCGCAATAGTATGTTGACGCACTGATGCGGTAATTACACTTGTGACACCACAAGAATTTAAAGCTGAATAGTTTGCGTTACTCATAGCTGATGTGTATGAGGCGGTATAATCTCCTGTGGTATTATCCGTGACGCTGGCTATATTATTGCTATCTCGTAAAGCAATTGTTCCAGAACCATTTAAATCCATCCAAGCCTTCGCTAACCCCTGCTGAAGATTAGTCGTGGTTGAGTTGCCCTCGCCAGTAACGCTAATAGAGCCAGCGGTGGTTACACCTGTTAGGGTATCTACTTTAAGAATACTAGCCATTATGCGAGGTCTCCTGTAATTCTACCACTAGAATGGTCAAAATCAGTGTAAGCTCCCCCAATATAGTTAACTATTCTGTAATTAGTGGTATTTCCAACTTGATACCAGCAACCGTCCATTGCATATGTGTTAGAAATTGTTGTGCATTTGTTGACTGAACTGAAATTGTTAACAAAATTTACATCTGTTCTACCCGTGTTAACATCTGTAAGAGAACTTTGATTAAAACTACCTAAAGATTCTGTTGTTCCAGTCTGGTCAACAATTGTCCAATGCTTTGCCACCCCCTGCACAGTATTCTGCGTAACATTTCCACCATCTGATACATAGGTAGATGTATTAGCCATTTTAACATTGGAACCGCCAGAGCCAGCCTTATCTACAATGGTATCTACATTTAACTGACTGGTCATACGATACTCCAATATCCGTTAACAGTGACCGTGGCATTGCTCTGTGTAATAGGCCCAGCCGATACACCATTAGTTGTCGCACTGATTGTGATGTCAGCAGTAATGGTCTGCCCATTGGTACGGATGATGCTGTCATTGCCTAAGAATGGGTAGCGTGTGTCAGCCTCTGCTTTAGTGTAGCTGTTGGCTACAGAGAATGTGTCATAGATAATCATCTCAACTACGTCATTGAGGCTTGCCCCTGTGACCAAGACTACTGTTGTACCTGTCGTGGCTGTATAGTCTGTTCCGGGTTTGAGTAAGACACCGTTTTGATATACGTCTAAGTATAGGCTATCCTGATAAGTCAACACCTTTGCATCTTGATCACTGCCACTAAAGCTAGTCTGTCCTGCTGTTGCTTGATATACAAAGCGATTGCGGAAACCTACTGTTGGGGATTTACCTATGTATGGCATTTAATTACTCCGGCAAACTACTAGCCATTGATTCTTCGTTTCGTTTTGCTGCTGTCTTAACAACACCTAACTCAAATGCTTGTGTCACTTGTGCATCAGCGCCTGTGGCGATAGCAATATCATTCTCGTTACAGTGTGCTACTAACGCGGCAATGATTTCTTCCTGACCAAGACGGGCGCGGTTGTGAAGAGCATTGTCAGCCCAGACTTGAACAGTTGGAGCGACATACTCTAAGCTCTTATACTGAGTGTCTGTTAACTCTATCGTGATTGAAGGCATGTGTTTATCCTTTTAATGCAGAAGCCCAATGCTAATGAAGTTGTTAGAATTAGCCGAAAGGTCAGAATAGCTGGTGTGATAACCCACCCCGCAAGTGTCATTCGCAGCAAGGTCTAGGAGTATGTTTGCATTGTTTGAGTTGTAAGTGCCACTTGTAGCTGAGTCTACCGGGTCCCAGAAGACGCATATGTTTGTGCTATTTTTATAAAGATACATACCACACCACGCATTGTAGGTTACTTTGTGGCCCGCTTTCATCAATATGTAATATCTACCAGCAACAGGGGCTGTAAAAAATCCTCCACCAGAGGCATTGTTAAAGTGACTTCCTATGTTAAATAAAACATTTGTCCATCTTTTATAACGAACACTTGAAGCTGCTTCAGCGCCGCTAGTGCCGACAATAGGTGAATCTGCAACGAACAATGGTTGATTAGGAATTGCAGTGCGACCACTGCTATCAATCGTAATAGCGGTAGCATTAGCAGAATTAGATATGCCTGTTATGCCCTCTTTGCCAATCTTAGTTAATGCCACCGTCTATCTCCTTATGCGTAAGGGGTATCACCAAGCACAGATGTATCCCAAGCTGCCTTTAGCTTTGCGATTGTATCTGCATCGCTAATCGCTGAAGCGGCTGGTGCATCACGCAATGCCTTCTTCTTATTTACAGAGTTGATCTTTGCAGTAGCATCATCAGCCTCTAGTGCTTTCATATACACGACATCCTCTGCATCAAGCAGCGGTGCGCGAACTTCACGAATTTTATTCTGAAAAATCTTTTTTGCTTCTGCCATGTCCTCAGAAATGACTTTACCACTCAAAGTCCATGCTCCACGAAAATGACGGTCAGATGGAACGGTAGCGGTTGAAGCATCAATCTGATTACCGTCCTTGTCTACGATATATGTTGTTGCCATGAGGTTTCTCCTATGCGGCTACGGTTTCATCAGTGGCTAGTTCTTCACTTATCTTCCAAGCATTTCGCCACTCTCTTGTAGCTGGAAGCTGTTCCTTACGGCATATTACCATCTTTGGCTTATTTCCGCTATCATAGTCACGCCACACATGCTGTGGGCAATCCTTCATAATCAAATACTCAATAGCCTGTTCTTCGGTCATAGCCTCAACAGGCTCAGTGTTATGTAGCAAGTGTCCTCTGGTGTGCTTTACAAAGTCAGGCTTTGCTTCATCTTTAGCTAGTTCCCAGTATACCTGTACTGGTGGTAGGATGCCGCCCTGTAACGCACAAGCCATCCAGTTAGGGTCAGGCACAAGTATCTTAGCGCATTCGTCTATGCTGTCCTCGTACACTACACGATAGTCAGACTGTACAGCGTCTAGGTTTTCTTTTGCCCAACATAGCCTGTCAAATAGGTGTGTGCCTTGAAATTCTGGTGTTTCCATTATGCTAGGTCTCCAAATACTGCTATTCCTTGGTCTGCGTTTGTAGCACTTGCACTAGTGTTTATGCTTTCTACATCTACAACACTAGTTGTAGCATCCGCTGTTTTTACTCTTATAATAGTCTGATACCCAAGCGCACAAGTTGCGGTGGGATTCTCCGCAGTATTTGTGGTGAGAGCATTCGTCAGATTGTACTTATAATCTCCAGTGCCTTCGTCTACTCCGCTGCTTACGTTAAGTGATTTAAATAAAACAGCAGCCTCATCAGCGGCAATAGTAACCTTCGCACTACCCTGCACAACATACTGCGTATCAAGTGACCCAGCGGTGCTGTGTTCTAGGGTATCTGCTTTTATCTTTCCTAGTGCCATTATGCGAGGTCTCCGTGTACCGAACTACAGGTTTGCGTGCTGTCTTGTAAAGTCCCACCTGAGTCTCTTATTCTCTGATAATGTGAGTTTGAACCGCTACCAAATATTTCACCATTGCCGTGATAACCATTAGATGCCATGTAAACAGAAATAGCGTTACCTGTTACATTGTTTGTATAAAATATCTGCTGATTTCCAGTGCCGTGGTCTGTGACGCTGGCTACATTCCATGATTGTTGATTAGTATTATTAGTAAGGTCATAGTAAATTCCTACTACTGCCAAGCCGTCTTGTAGTTTCATTGTTACAGAGCCATCAGTAACAGTCACGCTTGCAGCCGCAGTCTTGCCTGTCAGTTTGTCAGTTTTGATACCGCCATTATCTGTAACTAAAGACGCATTGTCAGACAGGTCATTGATATTTGTTACCTGTATCTTACTCATGCTAGGTCTCCAAATACTGCTGAACAACCAATCAAATCGCTGTCACTACCGCTGTCTGCGTCATGCCCTTGAAAAGGAATAAGACTTGTCGTTGCAACCCCAACATCAAGGTTGTGTGTGTTGTTTGCCGCAAGTGTGCCTTCAGTCCAGATGTACTGTTTGTTCTGCATCGCGTTGGTTAGGTTGCCCCGCGCAAGGCCAGTTCCAGCATCCGTTCCGCTAGAAATATTTAGGCACTCTGTAGAAATTGCATTAGTAGCAATATCCATTGTAGTGCTGCTTCGCAAGTTCATGTTAAAAGTAACTTTTGCTGCTGCTTGCTTAGTCAGCGTAACCGCACCACCGCCTGTACTCTGAATGGTATCTGCTTTTAATGTACTCATAGCGTCACCAATGTCCCACCGCTTTCAACGGTTAATGTAACACCACTAGCCACAGTAAACGGTCCAGTTACGTTGGCGTTCTCTGTAGCTAAAATGGTTGTATTTGCTGTGAGAGATTGTGCGTTGACACGGAACAAGCCACCAGCCTTGAAATTACCCTTGTTCTCGGCGGCTGGTGTGACAGTGCCTACTTGAGGAGCGTTGTAATTAACAAAGATATTTCCCGTCCCGGAAGAAGGCGCGGCTGTAAAAGTTAGCGTAGTACCATCAGGAATAGTGTAGGCGGCTGTGTCCTGTACGACACCATCGACTGACACCAGTACATCCTGCACGGAGCTAACCGCAGTATTTAAAGTGAAAGTTGTATCACTACCGTCACCATTAAATCTCTGTACTGCTGGTATTGACTGATAATTAGTAGCAAGCTGCTCACCTATATATGGCATTAGGTAATCTCCATATAACTCATGGTCACGCTCACCTTGTCCGCAACGCTTGCGTCTATCTTTATAATATCTCCAACATTCGCAATAATCTTGTTCCCCGCCATTAATTCAAAACTGCTTCCAACAGGTATTGGTATGTCTTTGCAAAGATGCGCCGTGGTGTTTTGCGTTTGATTCGTCTGAGTTGTTGTGCTGACTAATGTGACTGAAGATGTTATCTGCGAGGTGTGGACGTTAGTAAGTGTTAAGCCAAGGATAACAATAGTGCTTCCTGTTTGGACAGTGTACAAAGTTTCAGGCGTTCCTGCGGCGTTTGGTGCTACATCTCTAGTTATCAGTTTGAATGTGTTTGCCATTAATCTCTCCTATCAACCAAGTGCAATTGCCAAGGCTGTGGCATCGTCTACTGTGGCAAAACCAGTTGCACCAGTTGCATCTTTGAAAACCATCTTCTCTGCTGGCATCGTACAAAATATTGTTCTAGTACCAGACGACCAGCTTATCTTCTCGTCACCTAATGTAAGCGCCGCATTGTCTGCCAAGGTGACTGCTGAACTTAAAGCAATACTTGTCTGGCTATTCACCGTAGCAATAGTCACAACGCCGGAGATTCCTGTCCCTTTGACGCGCTGTCCCACAGTTAGAGTACCTCCAGAGACATTATCAACTGTAACGGCTGTAGAGGCGCTCACAGCGCCATTTACGAGTGCTGTAATCTTTGTGCTACTGCTTTCTAATATCGTAGTCCTAGCCAGTGTTGTGCCAGACAAAGTATATGTTCCAATTCCAACCTCAAAGTTCGTGCCATCGGAGCAGCCGTAGTAAGTGGTGTTGCTGTTCCCTATCTCAGAGAAAGCCTCAAACCCACTTACTGCTCCAGATAAGGTGTAAGCACCCGTGCCAGTAGTGGCCGTGGTTTCCTTAACACGATCTTTGATCACAAGAGCCATTACTTCAGCTCAATGCTTAGGTTGCTTGCGTTGATCCTAAAGATGTCACCAACAGCCAATGTTTTTGATGCGTCAAGAGCGCCTAGGAACAACGTATTGCTACCATCGAACTTTAACACGACATTATCAGAAATGCTTTGAGCAGAGCTAAGAACGATTGCATTCTGGTTTGTGACAGTCTGCACTGTAACAAGCCCGCTTATCCCGACTCCAGTGACAACATCACCGACTGCAATAGTCCCGCTGTTTGCATCCAGCGCCACGTTAGCGGAGCTTGATACAGCACCGTTTACAGTGGCCCGTGAAAAGCTATTGTCTGCAACAAACGCATGAGTGACTGTGTAGCTAGCGATTCCACTAGATGGAGAAAACTCAATATTGCCATCATTAATCACTCTCTGAGAATCACAGATAACTGTGGCTCCAGCGGTGTGAGATGCGGCGGAAGTTCCGTCTTGCGCTCTACTTACCCCTGTTAACGTATTAACACCTGTAAAGGACAGAGCAGTGTTATCAGCAATTGTCACAGCGGATGACAGTACGATGTTGTTCTGGTTAGTCACAGTGGCGATACGAACTGTGCCAGATATTCCTGTGCCAGTCACAACCATACCAACTGTAAGCGTTCCATTGTTTCCATCAACAGCTACGTTAGTAGAACTGGAAACGGCTCCGTTTGCGTCAGCGGTAGCTGTTCCATCCTTGCCTGTGTAAGTGAGTATCTCTTGGTTGATAACAATATCACCTGATGTAGGCAAAGCCTCAGCATCTGTTAAGATAATCTCTGTATCAGAAGCGCCAGCATTGACAGCAAGTGTGGTGTTTGACTGTTTCCAGTTAGCCGCCGTTACCTGTTGTCGTGTATAGTTAGCGTCTTGAGTTGTTATATTCACTTCCGTGAATGCACTATTTTCAGCACTTGTTACTGCGGTAGCTAAACCTACATATATGCTGTTGCCCGGCGTGGCAAAGGAAAGAGCATTATTCTTGAACAAGAAGTCAAGAACTCGTCTTTCCAAGTATGTGGTTGCCGCATTTGATGTTGCCATCTTCTACTCCTTATGTGCGAGGTCTAGTGGGTAGACCCTGCCTGTATGCGTCATCGTTTTCTCTTGCTTCCGCGAGGTCTTTTAACCTTGATAGGCTTTCTTGGAAGCGCCCATCATACATGGATATAACATCCTGCTCACCCTTCATGTAAATATACGCTTCTATTAGAGAACCGTAAAGAAGGGCGTTTGTAGCGTTTTTGCTAAGCCATGTATATTCATTGTCTGCGCCAGCGGTCAGGCTTGCTGGACGGTAATAGTAGTGAAGCTCCACAGTGTATGCTTGATCCGGTGTCGGACCTAATATGAAGTTTGCCTGAACCTGACCCGCTGCGGCTGTCGCAGTTGCATCAAAGAAACCATAGTATTTAGGGGTTCCTGTGACGGTCCTGTCTGGGTACGCCTCTCTCATAAAGTTTACATCTTTCTCAAGAAGAAACCCCTGCTTGCCAGCAGTGCTGACAAACAAAGAAAAGGGAGCCAAGAAGTCTGAGGGTGTTGATAGGTACTCATTACCTTGAGTAAGAGCTGATGTGGCATTCTTGCGAAAGTTCTCCAGATCAACATTAACTATTATTCTGTCTTCTGCCGCACGAATAAAGACAGGGATGTTAGTTACGAACCCTGTTTCGTCATTCTCTGTAAAGTCTTTTATAGCTTGCTTTAACTCGGCATAAGTATAAGACATTAGTTAATCCTGACTATCGCAGTTCCCGCTGCCGCTGCTGGCATCGTTATATTAAAGTTCGCTGAACTAACGCTTTGGTTTGAACCAAATGAATAGACGGCAACAGCTTTGTTCGATTTACTGGAATTGTATATTAATGCTCCACTTGTAGAGAACGTAGCGTTTGACCAAGACGGATTACCAAAATCAACCAAGCCCGTGGTCCCGTCTATGCTTGGCGCTACAACGCTTAGCGTAACTCCCCCCGCAGAGTATCCAGTTCCTGATATCTCATTTGATGTGCTGTATGCTGTTGTAGCAGCATCTAGTGACGCGCTACTGCTGTACAAAGCAATCTTGAACGTATCAGATGTAAAGTCGTGTACCGCCTCAAACAGTTCTTTCTTGAAACTTGTACACAGTGCTGTGTTTATCGCCATTTTATACTCCTACGGGGTGTTGGCCTGACCACCCATTCCGCTATGATTTGTGCAGTAATAATACAGTGTAGGCGCTCCACTAGCCACTGTGATCTGCGTATAAGCCCCAGATGAACCCGGAGTACCGCTTGTTGTTACGCCGGTTGTGTACTGTGATCCTCCTCCATGAGTACCATTAGCTGTTGTGGAGAACCTAAATGGATGACTTGAATTACTGTTGTCAGACTGGTCAAACTTGTATGTAGAGCCTTCGTTTAGTGTAAGAGTTGGGGAGGCTCCTGAGAGGCCAGCAACATAATACTTGTTTCCGCTTCCGTATGAGTTGGTTCCAGAGGCAACGGTAACTGTGTAGTTATTCACAGTTGACAGTGTTAAGGAGCCTACAGCGCCTGTTCCAGAAACCCCTGTAAGAGTCACTGTAACAACAGGGCCAACAGTACCATCAGCTACAAGCTGGCCCGCCCTACCAATGCCAAACCCAACATTAACCCTAGTCAATGTCGTAACATCAAACGTTGGGAATGTTATAGTTACAGACTCCTTGAACCGTTCTGGCCTTGGATCACGCAAAGACTGTGGGTCAAATATACGCATACGGCCCAAGAAGTTTTGAGGATGATCTGGGTCAACCACATCTATCCCGACTCTCATTCCTGTTTTGACACCGTTCTTAAACTCATCAACAAGGTCTTTTAGGTCATACCTAAAGCCTGTCTTGTCACAGTACCCAAACGCATATTTGCCCTTAGCAAAACTCATTAGCCAGCTCTACCGTATCTCTTTCCTTTTGTTGCAGCGCCAGCGCCACGAACAACTCCACCAGATTTGTACCCCTGTACTTTTTTCATGGAGCCACCACCCATTCTACGGGCTGTTTTGTTTTTGTTAGCAAGCCTAGCCATGCGAGTTTCAGCGACCTTGGCAGCGCCTGATTTAGGTGTGTTTGCTAATGTTTTCCCAGTGGGCTTTGCAGCTTGTTTGCTATCACGCAACTTACGAGCCTTAGCCAGCATTGCTGCGCGTCCTGACTTGCTTTCTTTAGTGGCCGCTGCCTTGCTTGGCGTTGGCGTCATATTGCTGCCGCCTTGCTTAACTTGACTCTGCATTGAGCGAGTCGCTGTACGTTGACGCTTTTCTGACTTGTTCTTAACATCCATGTCAGCCATTTGACCGCGCTTTATTCCCGCATATGGATTAGAAGACTTAGACCCCGCCATGTTAGTGGGAAGCTTAATAGATTGACCCAAGCGGATCTTATTGGCATTTTTAATGCTTGGATTAGCGCCCAGCAAAGCCTTTAATGTAACGCCATTTTGTTTTGCAATTTGAGAAAGGGTTTTTGCCGCTCCCTTTTCTCCAACCTTTACTGAGCCACCTTTAGCATAACCCATGCTTTTCTTAGCCATTCCACCACCCATCATTTTACCTACTCCATCTGCGGCAAAGAATGGGACTTTCTTTCCACCCTTCTCTACCATTTTAAGTTTACCACCTTCGGCCTTTTTATTCATTTTATTTAACCTTTTCACTGCTTGAGGGTTTTCCTTTAAGGTTTTGTTAAAAGCCCTTCTTTGAAGTGCCTTGCTGTTCTTAGCAGGGTCTTTTAGGGTTCCCTTTTTTGGAGCAAGAAAATTTTCAGAATCTAGTTTTTTTGAATACACCTCTTTCATGGCCTTGCTTATGGATTTTGGCTTAGGCATTTTCCCGCCTTCTTTTTTACCCAAAGGCTTTGTCTTCTCTGTATTCATTGGATGCTTCGGATTTGCATGACGAGGCTTCGACTTCGGCAGAGGCATCTTTTCCTTTTGATTTAACTTTTTAATTCTAACAGGCATATTAGCCTCCTAAATAAAACGTGTCGTATGGCACGAACTTCATTGGTGAAGAGTCTGTGTCCTCGTTTGCAGCTAACTCAAACTGAAACTCATACTCTTGTTTAAGCGGTCCCACACGAGCCGCAACTTCGGGTTTCTTCATGGCTATGTAATACGCCATACCAGCCGCAAGACAAGGTACAAACCTTGGCGGCACATCAGCGGTCGTTCCTATTCCAGACGAGACGCCATTGATTCCGCGTAAGCGGAAATACGATAAAGTATACGAGACAGAATCCGGCACAGGCCACAAAGTAACATTGACAGCTGTTGCTTGACGATCAACAAAGATTTGTGAAGGCCGTCCTTGCAAATTCTTAGCGCTTTGCTGAGCATAGCTTGAGACGCTGATACGCTCCAAGCTAGTATCGACTTGCTCTGTCCCAGAGCCTGTACGAACTTGATGTTCAATGAGGTCAATAGTATCCGCAGGCATTTGATAAGTCGCTGTGCCTGCTGTGAGAGCTTGTGTGCCAGAGTCGATAGTCCAGAGGTTAAGTCCACGATTTTGCCATTCCAATGTTAATAGGTTTAAACTGCGCCGCGCAGTCTTTAGGTCGTATCCTGTTTGCAGCTGAAGGCCAGCGCGTTCAAACGCTTCTTCAAATATCTCAGATAAATCAGGTGTTATTACAGCCATTACTTGACCTTCCTATGCGGCTTTACTTTCGCTCGTACCTTTTTAGGCTGCTTGACGAACTGCTTACCAGCCTTAGTTCCTTTTCTTTTAGCAGCGGTGGTGGCCGCGTACTCCTTTGGTGAGAGGGCTTTAATAGCTGATGCCGGTAAATACCTCTCTCCGGTTGCCTTAGATCCCTGCGTGGAGGGTTTGCCACTCTTGGTTCTCCATTTTTGCTTAGTCCACGACTTCAGACTCTTCTGCGAACTCTTTAACGGCATGTTGTACCCCCGTACATATTATAGCACTTTCTAGCTAACTGACGCTACCACAGTAATAAAAAGACCGGCTGCGATCATTATTAAGACACAAACAATAGTACCCATCTTAATGTTTTCCATTATTTCGTTCTGCCTTAACAGATCGGCTTTACGTTTAGCGGCAACGGCTGCCTTTGCTTCTTTTATTCTTCTGGCTCTTTCGTCCACTATACCACGCCAAGTGCCGTGACCGAAGCGCATGTCAACCATGGTGGCTACTTCTTGCAACTTTTCAGCTGCTATCTTTGCGTCTATAGTTTCTCTAGCAACGTTCTCAACGCCGAACTGGTCTACTAAAGAAACCCCAGACTTCCTATTTCTAGCCTCATTTACCTGTTTCTGCCCTGCAAACAATGAGTCTATTTGACTAGCGATATCGCCAATATCATTGGCCGTACCTATAGCACCCTTTATTCCGTCTACTGCACTTTTTACAAGCGCTATTCCTGCCAAGGTTTCTGCAATCATTTTTATTCCTTACTTAGATACTGGTGATCTCCCTTCTTTTTGTTTAGGCCGCTAAGACAGGATTGCTTGCTTCTACCCCCATCCACTTGCTCCACTCTGCATAATAATGACGCATTCCAACTTCATCGTGTATCGTTCCGTTTTCATGCCTTCCATGCAATATGTTGCGAGGCTCTGTACCAGTACGCATTGTTGTGCCTTGGCCAGATACTCCAATTAGATCTTCGTGAAGATTGCGACCAAAAGGACCCCATATACTGTTGTGATGCTTTATGCGAGTCTGACGCTCCTCTGGAGTGTCCTTTTTAAGGCCGTACCCACGAAACTCAATGAGGACTTTGTTTGGGCCAAGAGGCGTAACGCTATCGCTTCTATAAGCGCTGCCACGAAGATTAAAATTAAATCCGGGAAACAGATCAACCATGTACCACTGATTGGGAGGGAGGTTAGGGAAACTAAGCTCTCCCCTATCCTCAAAGCCATCGTACTCCTCGTAGTTAACCGTGAAGCTACTGACGTTAACGTGACCGTTATCAAACGGTATATTTTTTCTGGCAAAGTATTCATCGTTAAACCCTGACACACGATTAAAGTAGTGCATGAAATCGTGGTAGAACTCGCTGTTGGTATCGTGCCACAGCTTGTAGTTAGTGTCGATGACTGCCTTGTGGTAGTGAAAGACTTCCATCTCTTCAGTGTCGATAGCATCCGCAATACAGTCGAATGCACCACCCGTCCACTCATCTACACTCTGAGTTGGGTTGGGGTCTAGTGTAACCCAGACCATACCGCCGTGTTTCACTTCAGTATGAAGTTTTACAAAGTCTTCCATTAAAAATTCAACACGAGACATTGACCCAGAAGGTGCAGTTTGTTTATCTGTGTTAATATACCCTTGAATGTAATCGCCATTGTTTATAGCTATTACAAGTTTTCCCGCAATAGAAGTAGTTCTAAAATTACCTGCCTCTGATAATTCAGATTTATGGCACATAGGAACCCACACCTTGGAAAAGATGTTTTCAATCTCTTGCTCATACAAACCATGATCAGAATATATAAGTGAATTTATATACTCTACACTAGGCTCTAGCATCCAGCTTTTGTGATTCCTTGGCGGCATTAGTCTCTATATCCTCCACCAGCCTTCTTGTAAGCAGAGGCTACCATTTGAGCCTTACGCGCACTCCACTGACCCGGAGCGCCACCCTTACCGCCAGCTTTGATTCTGTTAAATATTTTTTTACGCATTGTGGGCTTGGTGTAGTTTCCAGCCTTATTCACTGTAGACTTTGCTTTGCCTCCAGACTTCATGCTTCTTGGAGGTTTTTTGTTTTGCTCCTCAACATACTTTTTTTGTGACTCCATTCTAGCTTTTGCTTTTTCTCCAGTCTTCGGAGTTCTAGAGCGAATCCCCTCAAGCATGTTCTTTCCTGAAGATCTTATTGCTTCTCCCCCAGACTTCATCTTCTGTAATTCTCCACCAGTATCGTATGCTCTGGCTTTTGAGTAACTAACAGGCTTCTTACCCATAAACGTTTTTGCAATGTTAAAGCTAGGAGTACCCTTTGGTGTTTTTACTTTTTTTGATTTGACAGTTTTACCCCCATCCTTCATTGCCTTAACTGAAGGGGCCTTTCTATTGTAAGACCCCTTTCCTTTTTTAGGCTTTACCACCTTTGGTTTTAGTGATGGACTTCTTAACGTCTTAGCAACAGGGTTACCGCCCTTTTTCATAGCGATTGGCTTTTTACGCTGACCGCACATCATCTTTGCTGCTCTCATTACGCTCTCCTGTTTACCTTACGCGCAGTAGAGGTGCGCCTGAATGATCTGTTCTTTGCAGCAGACACAGCCTTTAGGTTAGAACGGCGGTTGTCTGTTGGGTTGCCGTTCTTGTGGGCCACATCTTTTCCGTCACCCTTTTTTACCTTGCCAGCAGCGGTCATTTTATTCCTTGCCGTGTTTCTGCCAGCCCTTCTTGTCTTTTGCTTCTCAGAGGACTGATACTTCTTGTACTCTGATTTGTAATTGCGTGTCATTTGTGAGCCTTTTGAATAGGAAACTTGGCTTTCAAAGATCCGCCCTTATGAGGCTTAAACCCTGAGCCATTCTTCATTAGCTTATACCCACTTTTGGATTTCATCCAATGGAAACCTTTTGGAGCGCTTACGATCTTTGATTCCATGACTACTTCCTTCTAGCTCTAGTCTTACCTTTCGCAGCACACCCGTCTATTGAGTATGACTTTTTCATAGCGCCACCTTTTTTCATAGGCGTCATACCCTGCATTGGTGTAGCCCCCATGCCAGAGCCAGCCTGTGACTGCCCTGATGCAGGAGCGGCTTTCCCAGATTTATTTTTCTTTTTGCCAGCCTCAATCATCATTGCTAAGGGGCTTACGTTTTTTAAGCCCTTGCCTACAGCACGACCAATCATGCCCTTACCGGTCATTGCTCCTGCTAAGGGGCTTACTGATCCAAGAAGCTCTCCGCCTCCGATCATTTTTTTAACCTTCTTTTTCATCTTACTTCCTTTCATTTGGCTGCCCATGCTGGTTCTGGATATAGTCATTTTATCCACCCAATAAATAAATGGGCTAGTGCGCCTACAGCACCGCCTAACCCTATGATTACCCAGAAAGCACCTTTCCATCTATTGGCTTGAGCCTTTAGATCGGAAACCTCTTCATGGACATGCCTAACCTCACTGGAAAGAGTCTTTATACGCTCTTCCAACCTAGCTAGAGTAACTTCAACCGCTTCAGTCATTAGCACTTCCACCTTTTACGGGCTTGCCTTAGACGGCTATTAGGATTAGCTGCTGCTTTAGGAAACTTCTTCATCTGACCGGCAGAACGCGCACAGAAAGACTTACGCCGCTTAGCTGATGCGCTACCGGGCTTTACCTTGCCTGTCACTGCCGTCTTGAGCTTGCTACCGGGGTTTTTAGCTCTGTAAGCTTTGACGCCCTTAGAGGTCATTCCCGCGCCCTTTTTAGTAGCGCGGAAATTACCTGATTTAACAGACGTTTTTATAGGCGTTTCTTTTTTTCTAGGCACAGAAACATCTCCTAATTTAAGCTAAAAGAAGAGTTACCTTACTTCCACTGCCAGTCAGGGCAGCAAAGAAAACACCGTCTTTTGCTAAGATACCATCGTCAGGAAGGAACACTTCGTTCCATCCTGCGGCAACGGTAATATCAAGAAGAGTGGTTCCAGTAGAGGTTCCATTCTTCAAGGTCAAAGCAGTAACATTGGTTCCGTAAACTAAGATGTTTTTAATCCTAGCCCTAGATGTGCCAACTAAAGCAGGGGTGTCACCTGTATTAAAGTTATACGCCTTTACATCACCATCAGCCATAATAACCTCCTATTAAGCAAGGTTATTGTTTTGCTGATACAGGATTGTAAAGCGAACAAGGCCTGCGTTTGTGGCAGCAGACGCGGTCACAGTCAAACGAATGTCTGATGTGCCAGTGTCTTGCCAAGCCAATGCAGCGCCAGCTTGTGTTGTTGGGTACTTACGTCCAGCGTCTGTTCCAGATGCAAAGGTGTTCAGAATTGTAGCTGCTCCACCTGCGGTATCGCCAACACTAAGGTTGGTTGAAGCATTTGCGGCTGTAATGATGTCAATCACACAGTCAATAATTTGAGAATTTGCAGGGATAACAACGTCAGTGACCTGAGCAGCTAGAGCGCCACCTGACAAGTCTGCTGAAAATGTTTGGGCCATAACAACTTGACCGACATTTGCGATATCAGTTCCAACTGTTGTGCCTGTAGTGTTCTTGATTGTTCCGGCCTTAATAGGACCAGAAAAAGTGGTAGTAGCCATGAGGAACTCCTTGTCTCGGCTAATGTCAGCCGCCCTATGCGACTGTCAAGGTTCTTATTAATTATAACAAAAGAAAGGGCGACCCGAAAGCCGCCCAATCAATATTTGTACCCTAGTACGATTAAGCTCCGGGAGAGCCGTAAACGCCAAGTGGATCTGAAACACCGAAGCTGTAACGCTCACGGGCCTTGTAGCGAACATTGCCTGTGTCAAAGTCACCATCCATAGATGTTGACATTGCTGTACGGACAAAATGCTTCATGCCGTTTGGAACATCAGTTGTCAGGAAGAAGGCATCGTTATCAAGCAAGTAGTGGTTGACACGATATCCCTGAGCAATTGAACCGTTTGAACGCAGTGCATTGATGTCGTTATCGGCAGTCCCGACACGAAGATCAGTCTGTAGCAAGCGAGTTGCAACAAACATTAGTGCTGGTGGAACAATCAGCTTTTGAGGACGGGCGGCTACAAGTAGCCCACGCTCGTCAACAAACGCAGCAATGTTAATTACTGCATCCTCAAGAGATGTTTCGTTCAAGTCAGCAGCTACTGCTGGACGGTTGGCGTTTACACCACCCTGTACAGTCGGGTGATTAGCATTAAACAGAGTAACGCCATCGCCAGATGTAAAGGTTGTGAAGCCTGTGTTCAGGAGAGAAGCTGCTTTGACTTGCTTTGTGTAAGCCATAGCGCGGGCAAGAGCTTTTGTATAACGAGCTGAGAGCGCATCGTACAAATTATCTTCCATTGCTTCTTCCGTTACAGAGAAGCCCATTCCCACGGTTTCGTGGTTGTAACGGGCGGTGAAGGATTCTTGAGCGGAATCATATGAAATCGCGGAACCTTCAGGCTTGACTGGTGCAGCACCAAAGCCTGACAGTTTGACCTCTTCCTCAAAGCTACGCTCTGAAGTCTCAGTTTCATAGATTTCTGCATGCTCGTTTTCGTACTTTGCGTACTCCATACCAAACAATGCATTTAGACCCGGCAAAAGCTCCTTTAACAGTTGTGCGCGTGAAATAGCCATCAGTTACACTCCTTATGCTGAGCCAGTTGTTGAAGAGTGCTGATGGTAATTAAACTTACACACCAGAATCGGGAATGAAGTACCCTTTTCATCACCCTGATCTCCACCCAAGTAATCAATAATTCTGATTGGGTTTTGAGCATCAGTGCTAATTTCAGAAATGTCCAAAGCTACACGACTAATGTTAAGTGTAGTATTTGGGGCTGTCTGAATGAAAAGTGTATTCTTGCCATAGACATCACCAACGTTTGTTGGAGCGCCATCTGCTTGGATAGCAAACAAAGCGTTAGGGTCGTCTACTACAAATGCCATTGCGTCAGACGCAACGGTACTAGCAGGCCATTTTTGTGAAAACACTTTTTGGCCTGAGTTAGGATCGGTGAATGAACACCCCATGAAAATACCGACCATATCGATGGCGGTAGAATCATCACCTGTAGCGGCCTGCTTCTGAATGGTTGTCGTTGTACCATTATCTACAAGCATGGCGACATCGCCAGTGCAGATATTGGTAGCGTAACCTGACAAAATTGGGTACTGGCGGAAAACTTCCAATGAACCAGAATCCAATTTACCAATCGGGCGCAGACCGAAGGGAGCAGCAACTGAAGACATATTGTCTCTCCTCTCATCTACTCAATAGTTAAACACGGTAAGCACCCACCATTGACTACTTACCAAACGAAGTTTTGGTTGACCTTTCAGGCTGCATCATTGGCATGCGAGCGTCAGATTGTTTTAGGTAGCTATTGTCTACCGCTTGGATCTGATTAACGTTCATGTCATCATGCGCGTCCCTACGGGATACCACATATTCGGTTGAGTTCTCGCAAAGTAGCAATCCTCCAACCTCAACATTACCTTGAAATCGAGAATCGATATCAGGCAACACTTGTAATTCAGGATGGTCCTCTGCCTTAACTGGCGTCCAACCCTCACGAAATTTAGCCGATACATTGGTGTTGTCACTATTCCCCAAAGTTGATGTGCGAATCCAGCGGTACTCTACACCATTGCGTGATTCGGGGGTCGGTAACATGCCCGGTCTTTGCCAAGTCTTTTTACGAGCCTCTACTTCACGAGTCTCGTTTGTGCGTGGGGTTCTGTTAGACATTAGATGCCTCCTTCAAGAGTTGCGCCGCATATTGTTCTGCCGTAAGGCCAAGGCGCTTGGCGAGAGCGACTTGTGTTGAGGTTAATTGCACTCTGCGTGGTTTTTTTGCACTCCGCTGGGCGGGGGCAACCACGGAACCAGCTTGACGAACAGGTGCAGCCTCAACTTGCTGCTCATCAAACTTGTCTGGGAACCGTTCACGCATAGACTCATCTATACGCCGGTAATACTCATCTGCCTGTGTCTGCGGATTGATTCCTTGTTTTACCAAGGTTTCATGCACACCAAAGGCATAACCTGTCATTCCAGAGTCACTGCCAAACCATTCGTTCTGTGATGCCCACGCTTTTGTTTTCTCGTCTGGCTCTGGAACTTTTGGCTTTTTCTCAAGCTCTACAGGCATCTCCTGCTTTACTTGAGGCTTGGGCTTATAAGACTCTACCCTAAACTTTTCATTCTGAAGAGAGCTTAGCTTTTCTTGAGCGTCAATCAGTTTATCAGGATCGCCTGTCTCGTAGGCCTCCTTATAAGCAGACTTAGCACGTTCAAGCTCAGCCTCAACTCTGCTCTTTGCTTGCTCCACCAGAACGCCTTCACCCTCTTCAAGGGTTTTGCGGAGTTTCTGGTTCTCCTCAGTAATCTTACGAGCGTAATCAACCGCCTCGTCCTGAAGCCTAGACGCCTCTTCTTTACGGCGTCTCTCTTCATGGTATTCAAACTTTAGCTGTTTAATCCGTTTCTGAACGCTACCGCTATATTGAGCGATCTCATCGTCCTCTGGGATTATAGCCTCAGCTTCATCGGCGCGGCGAGGTTTGCCCTTATCTTCATCTGGGGTGTCATCAACGATGTCCACCTCAAGTTCAGAATTGTCCTCCAACTCTACCTCAATAGAGTCATCTTCTAACTTCTCAGCTGTATTGTTCATGCTCTTGCGTATCCCCTTGGGTCATCGATGACGGCTTCAACAGTGTCATCATTGATAAGACGGAACTCCTGTTTTTCAATCTTAAACCTTGTACCGGAATAAGAACGAAAAATCACAAAGTCACCTTCTTTACAGTAAGGGCCATTAGGAAACTTCTCAGTATCCTTATAAGCGTCCAGCCCAACCTTCACTACAAAACCAAGAACTGAAGCGGTCTGTTCCGCATTCTTCAGTGTATCAGTTATGTAAATTCCAGATTCTGTTTTTTCTTTAACCTCAAGCGGCTTAATCAAAAGTTTGTAGCCAGTCGGTTCTGGCATTTTGCGGGCGATAGACTCATCAACCGTTTTTTCAGCAGAATACATTTCTGTTCCTTTTGCAGTGATTTAGGTTCACAGTACCTTGCAGGGTTTTCGCCCTGAAAGTCTCCACATTTACAATATAACTCAATTGAATCAGAAGCGGAAGCCTTATGATTCTTCGTACTTCTTTTGCAAATCGAGAATGTCCCTTTCAATAAGCGCGAGAGCTTCCACTTTGCCAACGAGTCGAACATACTCCTCGTGGTTTCCGCATCCGCCACCGGCCATATGGTCAGCGATATCATTCAAATAGTTCCTTATCTTGTCTTTTACAAAATCAAGTTCATTCATCAGTCTCCACCAAGTCCTTTGCTATTTCACGACCTAACTCTATGCCCTGCTTAATATCTTCTCTTCGGGCGTTGTCAGTCTCTGTTGCCACCTTAACGCCAAGGCGAGCGCCCTCACGCTTTTCTTCTGACTGCAAACGATCTTTTTGAACCTCAACGTTTGAAGCCTTGGACTCAATATCGGCTTGAAGCTTAGCAATATCAAGTTGTTTTTTATGCTGGAACTCATCCTCTTTCAGCTTTAGCTCACGTTGCTGTATCTGGGTAAGAGGATCTTGCTGTTGCTGCTGGGCTTGTTTTTGCGCTGCCTCAGCCTGATCCTTACGAAGGAGTTTGCCTGCTGCTTCAGCAGAAAGTCTTGATATTTCTATCTCGACATCTTCTGGTAAAGGCTTTTCTTCGTCAGGCAATCCTACACCAAGATTCTTTTCTATTTCTTTTCTGTACTGCAAGGCGACATGCTCTGTAACGTGCGCTGCAAGAGACGCCTGTATTGCTCCAGCGAAAGGAGACTGTCCAATGATTTCCATAAGCTTTGGATCTTGGGCCGCAGCCATGTGAACCTGAATATGCGCTTCGTGATCCTGATACTTAAACGCCTTAACAGGCTCCTGTTTTAGAAGAGCCATGTTTTCTGTGACAGGGTCTGACGGCTTTATGTCATCTGGAAGCTTAACAATTTCATCAGCGTCTTTAATCCCAAGTACCTCAAGCATCTGACGATGAAGTTTACCCATATTATAAAGATTGGGAGCTTGCTGAGCTAACTGCATGGCAGCCTGATACTGGACGACACGCTGTGCCATTGTGGCAGCATTAGGATCTGATACAGGAATAACATCCACACGCTTATCAAAGTCCTGTTGGCGATTGAAGTCGCCTTCCATATCGTAATTGTATTCTGGCGGCATATAGTCACGAACTACTTTTGCAAGAATACGAAGTTCGTTTTTTAAAGCCGCATGAAGACGAGCCTGAACGCCAGACATGACCTTCATGCTTCGCTCCATAAGAGCTAGTGTAGTTCCGACCGGAGCTTGCGGGTTGAGGTTTCCAACTTGTACATCAGCAACGGAGCCAATCCTTCGCCCCTCTTCCACGAGGTTTCCGAGCAACTGGTATAATACTGATGATGGCTCCTTGTAAGGAAGGAATGCAATCGAATCCCGAATCGCACCACCCGGTACGTCCACATCGCGGAACTCACCCGGCATGAGAGGCGAATCGTCACCTTTAATACGAAGCCCGCGAGCTTTAAGGCCAGCGGGGAGGTTGCTGAGTGTGCCAGCGTCAATAAGCTGTCGAAGAATACTTGTGGCGCTTTTAGCAAGACCACCAATAAGATGAATAAGACCCGTTCCATAGAACCCAAGGCCCGGTAAGTATCTATAGTGAACAAAGTGCGGTCTTTTACGCTTCTTAGTATCGTCTTCATACCAGTTTCTCCTTATGGACAAGATTGTCAAACTGGACTTATCTATGGTGACAACATACGGACGCGCCAAACCATCCGGATCATCGAAAGGCTCTGGCAGGTTAAGGTCAGCATGAACCTCAAGTATGGTGTGCCGATCATCGTCCTCAAGGACAGCAGTCTCACCATCAATCTCATCATACTTTTCCTGAATATCAGAATAATCAGGCTCTGGAGCCGGAAGATCGACATCAAGATAAAAGCCAGCCACCTGAAGCTCTATTATTTCATTTTCTGTTTTTTTCATTACATGCGTGTAACGTGGGCATGTAGCAAGATCGGCAGCGCCGTAGGAAACTACAAAATCTTCTGCTGGCACAAACATGGCAGCGGGGCGTTCATTGATAGGATCGTAATAAACTTTTTTGAAAGAAGATCCAGCAAGGGGCAGACGGAAAAGCATCTGCTCTGTTTCATCGCGGTACTCTGTCATCTCCTCAGTAAGAAGATAATTCATTTCCGTTTCTACACGCTGCGCCTGTTCCTGCTTATCAAGATCCACTTTTCCCATAATCTTTGTACGGACAGGTCCGGACGCAGGAAACAGCTCTCCCATTGCTTGGGCTTGGAATCGGACAACAGCTTCAGTAAGAACTGGGTGGAAAACACCAGCAGCACCAGCCCATGGCTGGGTTCTTTCTTCAATCTTCATTCCCAATAGGTCAAGACCCTTGACGTATGATCGCGCCCAGTCTTTTCTGGATTGTCTGTCAGCAACAAAGTCATCAACAAGCTCGGATGCCAAACCCTCTAGCTCACCCTCTTCAAGATACTCGGCTAGGTTGCTGTCATGGTCAGGTCCGATCATGTCCTCAGTCACATCACCTGTGAAATCTATGACCATTGACTCCCCTTCAGATGTAATACCTACAGCGTCAGGATTAACAATCTCAACCTCAACTTCATCTGTATCCTCTATGTCGAGATCAGAGGGAATCATTTGTTTTTCCACAGCCATGCCAAAATCCTATTGTTTGTATAATTTTTTCATAATAACAGAGTAACGGTCTTTTTAGTAGTATTCTACTGGCCTTCTGTAAGAAGGCTCATCGTCCCATTCATCCATAGAGCTTCTAATCCATCCTCCCTGACGGAATCTCAGCAATGCTTGAGTGGTGGAATCCACCAAATCGTCATGCTCCCCCGCAGGGAATGACGCACATTCCTCAATAACTTCATCAGCCCACCTAGTTGCAGGACACCATATCACACCAGAGGCAAAAAGATCGCTGACTGCGTTAACTCTAGCTATCTTATCCTGTCCACGGGAGGGTGTAAACTCCGTAACTGGTATTCCCATGGCCCTTAACTCAAAAATAAGCGGAGAACCGGCAGCTTTAGCCTCAACAATCATCTGGTCAGGCTCAAATTCCCAGTATTTATCGTAAGCAGCACGTTTTAGCTCTGGAAACTCTAGTTTTTCCTTGTATGCGTCCAAAAGAATAAGGTTTGGGACTGTTACCCCGTCCTCATTCGGCATATTGAAGATACCCCATGTGGTACAAGCGGAATAATCCGCTCGCTGCGTTTTGAGGAACGCAGTATCCCAGCTCTGAATGATTGCTTCGCACGGTGGCGGGCTATCTTTTTCCCATTCCTGCCACCATTCTCGCTTAATCAAGGCTCCTTCTTCTGAAGTTGGGTCCTGTTGGTACTGTGCCGACCATTTAGACACAGGAAGTTCGGCTTTTAGTGCCTCTAACTGATCTGCGGGCCAGAACTCAGGCCATAAAGGGTCACCAGATGGCATAATAGCGGGCAACTCAATGACTTCCCACTCATCTGCGCCTGTTCTTTGGGTAGCTGCTTTAACAATCTGTCCGGTTAAGTCCCTGACAGACCATCTTGTCATCACTACAATGATCGCTCCACCCGGTTGTAGTCTCTGACGCGGTCCTGATGTGTACCATTCGTATACCTTGTCGTAGACTTCTGGGTTGTAAGCCCCCAATGCCGCCTCCTGCTCCGAGTGGGGGTCGTCAATAATGAGAACGTCAGCACCTTTACCAGTAACTGCACCACCAACACCAATAGCAAAATAGTCACCTCTCTTGTTTGTGTTCCATCTTCCGGCAGCTTTTGAGTCAGACGACAGGGATATGCCGGGGAATACCTGTTGGAAATCAGTCTGGTTGATAAGGTTCCTCACCTTACGGCCAAAACCTACAGCCAGTTCTGCCGTGTGTGCGGTCTGAATGATTTTCTTTTCGGGGTATCTGCCAAGAAACCATGCCGGAAACAGATAGGATGCAAACTCGGACTTGGTATGTCGTGGTGGCATATTGATAATCAGGCGCTTCAGGTCACCATTGGCAACCCTTTCAAAGGCATCTGCCATGATTGAGTGATGCTTACCGCTAATAAAGCTTGGCCACATACGCTCAACAAACGGAAGAAACTCTGTCTTGGACTGTTCCTTCTTCTTCGCCTCGTCAAGCTCAGTCAAAAGATCCAGTATCTCCTGTTTTTGATCAGGAGGTAGGTTAGCTATCTTCTTGTTTATAACTGCCAGCTGGCTCATGTTACGTCTTCAAGCCCCTGACGGTTGTGTCCAGAGGGAGTTTTGTCTCCAAGCATGTTGCGGCCCAGTCAATTATCTCACCCCTATCCAGCCTAGGCTTGTGTAATTCCAGAACAATCTCACGGGTCGGACATTCGGTTACGTTCTTTGAGAACGTCTTTAGCTCACCTTCCGGTGTTACGATTACGGAGAAGAAGACAAAAAAGGTATAGAAGTCCATCACTCATCCTCGTCACTTACGCACCTGTTCAAAAGAACCGACTTAGCCAGCTCCAAGAGAAAAACCATATCAGGAGCCTTGCCATGTGACGTTGACATAAACAGATTACCCTCGTCAGTCCAGCCGACAACGATAGCCTCAGTCATCTTTACTTCGTCACGAAGAACGCCAAACATCTCATATGGGTCAAGATCAGTCTTGTCGTCAAGACCTACACCACGAGGAAACTGGATAACGTTATTAGACAATGCACTCTCCCATTCAATCTCCCAAAATAATGACGGTGGGGGAGCGAGGGAGGCCGCTCAACCCCACCGGAGCCGCCGGGAGACTTAGCGACTCACAGGCAGTATATAACAGATTATGTGTTATAACTAGATATGTATATATATATATAAATATAATCATTATACAGACTGTAAGATTCCTAGGGTGTTATCCTGTAAAATACCCGGCAGTAATATTTTGTTGTACCCTAGTACAAATTACAAAGGGGGGGGGCTATTGAAGTGTTGGTTCCTCCATCAGTTCCCAGATCAACCATATCGTTTCCAGCCTAGCCTGAATCTCAACATACTTGGCATCGGCCTCAGAAGCCGTCAGAAGGGGCCAGTCGTCTCTTTCGGCACTCGTCATACCACAGATCAGGCAAAGGCTGTCAGTGGGCTTTATAGGGCCATTAAACTTACATTCCATATTGCAGGGTGTTGAGAAAAGATTGGGCATTACTCGTGCAGAACCTCATGTACGGGCGTGTGGAGTGGCCATGCTGTCACAGGGGGGATGAGGGTAGGTGGGGGTCAGCCCGGGAGCAAGTCTTCATGCGGAGGGTCACTCGCCAAGGATCGATGCCAGCCTGCGCTGGATATCGGCTTCGATTTCACCCGCTGATCTGTCGGCCACGTTGTCTGTCTCAACCCTGTCACTGAACATGCCAATCGATCTGCCTAGCTGGGTCAAGCTTGCCACGCGCGCGCTATCACTCTCCGCTTCCATGGCTTCAGTCTTTAACCGATCAGTGATCCAGATTTTTAGGCGGTCATCGTCTGTCGCCTTTCGCGCTGTAATTTCCTCAGTAATGGCCTTGATCCTTAGTGACACCTTAGTGTTTTCTGTGGCCAGCTTTGAGGCGTTTGTCCATACTGTGCTTGGCTTTGTCTTGGCACTCACATCGTAGGCTTGTCGATATGCATCTGTCAGGGTTTCACCCTTGGCAACCAATTGACAAAAGTGTTCCTGTTTACTGGTTAGCTTATCGCCTGCACTGACAACCAACTTCAAATGGTTTGTCTTATCTTTGTCTTTACCCATGTCTTTATCCCTCTATAGATGTGCCACCGAAATGCGCTATCGCTTGGTCGGGCTTTTTGGATTTGTACCCTCGTACAATAATAACATCACACCCTAAATCGCACCAGATCGGCTCTATTCCTCACATATAGACAATAACCCCCAAAATGGCAATGTTCCCCTTTTGTTCATGGCGATTAAACGCCCATAGAAGCTCATACAGCGATTAAAGGTGTTTTTGGTAGGAATGATACACGGCTTTCGCCAGCCCCTACTCACAGATCAACCTCGCTCGTTTTCACGTTTTGTTCCAGACCGTGAACACATGGTGAACAAACTTGTTTGTGTACAAACAAATATTAGGGTGTTTTGAGGGTTGGTGTTGCGGATATGTCACAGTCTCAAAATAAAATAAAATAGCAGTGAATAATTTTGCGTTCTGAAACGTCTACTGTTTGAGAGGAAAAAAAATATCATGGTCACACAATAATAGTGGTTTCTGGATCGTCTACTTATTAGGAGGCACACTACAACAAAACGCATGGTTCAAACGGCTTACATTTGTACCCTCTGACAAATTAGTGTTGTTAGATGCATTTAGTGTTTGCATGCGTTGTCTAGCTGTGCTACGAAAAGAAATAAGTTTTTTTTGTCAAATTTTTTAGGAGGCCACCGCTACTGATTTAACCGCCCACTGGGGCGAGGGGCTAGCAACCCCGAAGACTGGACACTACCGCACTACGGCTCTGATGGCATCTGAATACGCCTACGCCCAAGCAAAAATCGATTAGGCCTGACACTAGGATAATGGATGCGGTGGTAATACTGAGGCGGCACATGTGTCGCTGTAATCGGGCAGTCGAGAGAGACCCGACATTGTAACAAAACCTGTCGCTGGGGATCGTACCCCAGTTATGATGAGACACGCGAAACAGGGAGCCACGCCGTGAAAAAATCACCTTTCATTCCATCACCTGATGCAGCCAACAAAACTGAAATCGTCAAGCAGATTGCATTTCAAGATGAGCAGTACCAATCCACACCAGTTTTTCAGCTCACATTGGCTGAGATTATTTCCAGACGTAAACCAAAGAAAAAGGGGAATGCGTAATGTATTCAGCTAATCAACTCAACGACAACGGTAAGACAACTTTGTACCCACTCAAGCCAACGATCAAGGAATTGGGTGAATACATTTTTCGCTGCAACAAGGCGTTTGGGGAAAAGCCTGAGATGATCGCGGTTTATAAAAACCGCCGCTTCCACGCCTACTACCTGATGCAAAACGGCAAGCTTGTGAAGCAAGGCACACTATTGTTGACCGAATACATTGCCATATAGCTATCTGATGATGGGCGCGTAGGACACGCCCGAAACCCAGCCGGTGCTGGGTCATAGCGTCCTGCTATATTTCAACCTTAAAGATGGAGACTGTTATGCAGACATCTGCTGCTAAAAATTTACCTATCGATCCAACAAATCTTACTGTCATCGGTGAGAATGAAAAGACCATCAAGGCTCTTAAAGAAAATTCAAAAGAGAGTTCAAAAGAGGCTAACAGCCGAAAGCTTGATACCTACTGCGTGATCATTTCATGCGTTGCCAAGCATGGTTTGCAAAAGGGAAATCTGCCACCCAAAATTAGCAGTGATCTTAAAAACCAGCTTATCAACATGAAACAAATAGAGATTACTGATGGCATGGCCAATAAGTTGATCAAAAACACAGCCGGTGCGATTAGGATTTTTGGCATCAACGGTGACAACATCACACCGACAATGGTGGGTGATGTGTTTGAAGATGCCGATATCACCAGCGAGGCCAAACTAATTAAGGCCGTTGCTGATGAGCCAAACAAGACTGCAACCCAGCTTCTTGTCGATAAGCTTGTCGGCAAGCGATCCACCAAAAAAGATGCTGATGGCAATCGTGTTGACGGCGATAAGTGGATCGGTGGTTTGGGTGAAAAAGACCAGACTGAAGATGCTTTTCTGGCGATTGTTGATACCTTCAAAAATGAATTAGAAAATGCATTGAGGGTTAGGGCTGATATGAGACAAGGCAGTCAAACTGCTGGCGATATCACCCAGTCAGAAAATGAGGCAGTTGATGCCATGATTAACCAACTTGAAGGTGAAGCCGCTTAGGCGGCTTTGCCTACCAACCTTAACCAAAATTTGTACGATGGTACAAAAATATTAGTGGAGATTAGATATGCGTATATCGCAAGCAAGAGCCATAGTCGAGGCATGTATCGACAGTCAAATGAAGCATTCAAATGGGCGTGATGCACAACGGCCAATCCCATACCTTGTCGGATCAGCCGGTCTTGGTAAAACTACCATCGTTCAGCAAATCGCTGAAGATCGTGGGATATCATTAAAGACGGTCAGCCTTGCCCAGTACGATGCTGGCGAGCTTGCAGGCTGGCTGGTGAATGATGGTGATGGAATGAAACGCCTGCGTCCAGATTGGATGCCAACTGAGGGCGAAGGAATTTTGTTCCTTGATGAATTAGCGCAAGCCCCGACTGCCTGCCTCAACATATCAGCGGTCATAATTAATGAGCGTAGGATTGGTGAGCATAGACTGCCTGACGGTTGGGCTATCGTATGTGCTGGCAACAAAATGTCGGATCGTGCTGGTACAAATCAACTCCCATCGCATGTAAAGGATCGACTTTTGTTCACTTCTGTGGACAGCGATCTAGAAGACGCGGTGGCCTACTATAATTCAGTCGGGGTATCGCCTTTGATCACCGGCTTCCTGCGCTTTCGGCCAGAGTTGCTGCACAAGTTTGATCGCGATGCTGATGCTTGCCCTTCACCTAGATCATGGGAGCGTGTCGATACCATCATGGGTTTCAAGCTTGATGCGGTGAACGAAAACGAAGCGGTGTCAGGTCAAGTGGGGCGAGGTGCATGTGCTGAGTTTATGGGCTACAAAAAAGTTTACGAGAGTTGCCCAGACATTGATGCACTGATTGCCAACCCAGATAGCGCACCAATCGCCGAAGACCCAGCGGTGTGCTATGCGGTTTCTGCGGCTCTGAGTAGTCGAGCCAACGATAAAAATATTGGCAATATCATTCAGTATCTCAAAAGATTACCGCACAAAGAATTTGCGGTGTTCTCAATTAGGGATGCAATGAACCGCACACCAAGCATTAAAAAGACTGATGCATTCCGCAAGTTCTTACTTTCGGATGGCAAAGAATTGATGCTGTAAAACTGGGGGGGATTTTCCCCCCAATTCTTTCGGGAGATATACGATGAAAAGATCAGTCCATTTTGTCGGGTTCAGAACTGATGCGGAATTTTCAGCCGCGATCAAAGTTTTTGGCAAGCCCGATTTCATACACCTTTTCCATGATCAAAGAATGCATGGTGATATAGATGCTGATCTCGACATTGTAGTTTTCGGATCAAAAGGCAGAGATGTTGCATGTAAATTTTCAGATCAAGACCATGAGAGACATTAGGAGATTTTGAATTGGATATAGAAACCAAAATTGCGAGAGCAAAAACTAGACTTGTACTGGACAAGCCGTTCTGGGGTTCACTGACCTTGGGCTTGCCCTTCATCGAAGATGACACGATCCCGACTATGGCAACCGATGGCAAATGTATTCGTTGGAACCCAGCGTTTGCTGATAGCCTGACTGACAAAGGTTTGCAGTTTGTCATAGCCCATGAGGTGGGTCACGCGATGCTGAACCATTGCATACCAGTCAAGACAATTGATGGCCAGCCAACGAACCATGAATTGCAAAATATGGCAATGGATTATGTGATAAACGCATACCTAAAAGAAGACGGTATGGAAATGCCACAGGGCGGTTTATATGACCCTCAATATTCTGGGATGACATGGCTTCAAGTGTATAGGCTGTTAAACCGCCTAGAAAAGGACAAGAAGCCATCCAAGCAGCCTTGGGGTGGTGATGTAGGTGAGATGCAAGGTAAGGATGGTGGTGAGCCTTCTAAGGCCGAAATAGAACAGGCCAAGGCATCTAATGATCAGCGTGTGATGCTTGCAGCATCGAATGCAAAAGCTGTCGGTAAACTATCGGGCAAGCTTAAAGAACTGATCGACAAAATGCGGCGGTCTGAGGTTGACTGGCGTGATGTGTTCAACCGCTTTATCGGTGGTGATCAGCCTGATGACTACACGTTCAGGCGTTGCAATAAAAAGGTCTACTACACTCAAGGCATCTACATGCCAGCCGTTGACAAGATCGGTGTCGGTGATGTGGTGGTGGCTGTTGATACTAGCGGATCAGTCGGTACTGTTGAACTCCAGCAATTCCTTGGGGAACTCAACAATATGTCGGAAGATCACAAGCCTAAGAGCCTTACTGTCATAACTTGCGATAGCAAGATCCAGTCGGTCAAGACATATGGTCAGGGCGATATCATCGACAAGATCGAATGTAATGGTCGGGGCGGTACGCGAGTAGAACCGGTCTTTAAATACATCGATGATAATTGCTTGCCTGTCGATAATTTTGTTTACCTGACCGACATGGGAATATTCGATTTCCCTGATCGTGTGCCAGATTATCCGGTGCTTTGGGTATCAACTGATGAGCGTTGCAATGATGCACCGTTTGGTGAAACAACACGCATAGAGGTGGCGGCTTAGGCCGTCACCCAATGGAGACAAAAATGCAGACAGATACATATAAAAATATTCAGTTCCTGCTTAGCGATTTGGAGAATTTCAAAGCCCATTGGTCGGGTGGTGTTGTGGGCGTTCCAATGAAGGTCATTGCTCATTTCATTAAGCATGGCACTCACTCAAGCTACAGGGCTGATCAAGATGTAAAACCTCAAATCCATGCCATTGAGGAAAGGTTGGCAAAAAGCAATTCAGAAAATATCTGGAAAGCTTTTGAAAACTATTGCGAGAATGCTGGCAAGGCCATCAGGCGGTATCGTGAAGAAAGAAAACAAATAGACGGTTACAGCCCGTTAAAGAATGCCAAAACAAAATCAAAAAGACAGGCACAAAGGGTTATCGATAGCGCATTCCCCAGATCAACATCTGAGATTTTTTCGGCCAGTAATGGGGACTCCAAAGTAGAGATCGAGAATGAAGGCCGTTACAATATGAGCAATCTTGTTCCTGTCCCGATCACATGGTTCAAGACAATACACCTAAAAGGCTTTTCAATCATTCAATCACCCAAAGGCAAAAGGTTCGTTATGAGGTGCAAGCCTGTTGACGTTCAGTATGTTGATGAGGCTGGCTTGAATGCTTGGGAAGTGACTGTTGTCGGCTTCAACAAAAAGATGGGCTTTACTGAGAATGGCTGGATGATCACCCACAAATCAAGTGATCACGATGACCTGCATCCGCTGTTTGATATGATCCGCGATGAAACGGTGATCCCGCATAGCTTTGGCGAGAGCCTGTCGAAAGCCTTTAATCTTATGAACCGCCGGACTGTCCGGCACTTAACGAAAATGATGGAAAACTAGAAGGGAGATTTGTACCATGGTACAAAAGCAAATCATAAACTGTATTGCTCAAACCCAAGAGCAAATTGATAACGCAAATCACGTTATCACTATTATATGGGGAACCTGCCAAGACAAGACAGAAACATACGCTTTCGATACAGAGGAAGATAAAGAAATGTTTTTGTTGGGCGTTGATGCCGCTTGCGGATATTTAGATTATGAGATCGAAGGGGAGCAAGTGTAATGGGTATGTCTAGCTGGATATTAGGCTTAGAAGATAAGTTTGCTGATGAGGTTTCAAAACATATCGGCGGATGTGAAGACATCACTGATCTTCAAGATAAACTGGTAGTCAACAAGTCGTTTGATTTGTTGGCTCATATGTCCGATGAGGAAAAGACTGAGGTCATGTCTGATCATTGGAATGAATATTGGTCAAGCAAGGGAGAGACAAAATGACTGTAATAAATCTTAGGTTAACGCCAGCCGAATTGAACGCTATTGAGGTTGGTCTGGACACAATTATCGAACAGCTTATGCACCCTTATCACAAGGATAACAGGCAAAAGCTTATCATGGCCCTTGAAGCTCAGGAAACAGTCGAGTGTGCTTTAGGAGACTTTTATGATTAGCTGGCATAACGCACCGACATATCGATATCAGGGCTATGTCTATAAGCCTGATGTCGATGAGTATGATGACGGTATTCGTAAGGCTAGTCACAATGTCTATAAAGAAGGGCGTGAATATATGATGCATGCCCTTCCTGTGTTTATAATCGATGCATCACCATATCGCTGGATAAACTACGACTCATTCACATACCATGTCGATATGATGTGCGGTAATGTCTATGGAGAGAACACATGAATTACTTTATATTTTTCTTAGGACTGTTCATTTCGTTCGCTGGGGTTGAATATATAGAGATACCTTCCAATAGCTTATTCGTTGGCATGCTGGTTCTTTATTCTGGCGCGTTTATGGCAATGGTAGGGATCGTTCAATTGGCAAAGAAGGGCGCGTGATATGAATTTTGACGAAGCAAAAATGGCCTATATCATGGAATGTAGAAAGGTCGGGAAATTACCCGAAATCGTTACTACCATGATCTGGGATAGGATCAGTGAGCAATATACACTTAGCAACAAGGATGGTGATATTGCTGATCTAGAACCCAATGGCCGTGTAATCAGAATGGACTGGAAATAATCAAAGGGGAGCTGGTGAAAACCGGCTCCCCTTTTTTTTGTCTTGGAGTGACCCATTTTATTTAGACCATAGTACAAATGCGGTCAACCCTCTTTTGTGCATTCACCAGCGCAAGCCATATACCCAGCGCAATCAATATAATTATCCTCATGTGACCGGTTAGATTTTATTCTGGCTATTTTTAACAGCCCCATCATCACCCCGACATCGACAGAATTAACGTCTACGCCCAAATGAATTGACCAATATTTTGCTATCGTTGAAAAATTATCTTCCATTTCGCCGTGATCCGCAGCCCGATCAGCGGTAACATATTTTTTGGCCGTGTCTAAAATTTTTGCTCTGTTCATTTTTTTCTCTAAAATTTTGGTACTATCATACATTCCATGCGGAGTGCTAACGTGCGGAGTGCTAGAATGGTGTGTCGTATTGAGGTGACTGAGATAAAAAGTCGTCCTTTATTCCCTCTGTGTATTTTGATGTTGTTGGATTGAAGTACAGTTCCGCAACTCCCTGTTTGCCAACCCAAGAAAATCTACACTTCCATATATGTATTTCTGACATAGAGCTATTCACTGGATCTGGCCTGTGTACTGACATGCCTATGTCTGCCTTTGCAAACCAAGCGGCTGATCCAGATATGTCATACCCCTTTGGTGGTGGAACCTTGCCGTTAGAATCACGCATCATCTTTGTAGGGTGAGCCACAAACCACAGATGTATTCCATGAGACTGAGCAAACACCCTTAACTGTGTAAGCATCTCGCTAATCCAGTCAGTCTCCGATATGTCTCCGTTTTTCTGAATGTAATTGTATGGGTCTATTACAGCGCCCCTTATGCCGTGCCTCATAACCGCAATCTTCAATCGCTCTATTATGCCGCCAATAGTGGCCATAGACCCATCGTTCTGATAGAGAAAGCTAAAGTGTTCCCTGACAAACGACTTCCCTTTTTCCAGTTCTTCCTTGCTTAGCCTTGGGGTTATCCCAGTAAAGAATGGTTTTGCGAAATGCTTGCTTATCAGCTTTGCTATATGTATTCGGGGTTCGTTTTCAAATGAACATATGGCAAACTTCCAACCCTTTTCCTCAGCTAAGTTTACCATGATCTGGTCAACGAACTCAGACTTACCAGATGATGGGTGTCCTGTGACCACTGTTAGCTGCCCCTCTACAACACTATAGAGATCATCGACATTCCCATATCCTGTTGAAGCGCCCTTGCCCATCCCCTTTTCGTATATCTCGTCTAGCTGGTCATAGAAGTGTGACGCATCATACAGACCGGCTACCGGCCAAGGCGTGACCTCTTCACATATCTTTTTAAGATGATCCTTGCCCAAGTTCACCAGAACGTCATTGGCATCCTTGCAGTCATCAGGCCACTCAACACGCCAACACTTGTCCTTGCCTATCCTTCGGGCAATCTCTTCTGCCATAGCCTCTCCAGCCCCATCTGAGTCTGTGGCAATTATTATTCTGGCTGCTGCATCAAGGTTGTCTTTTGCGTCCCATAGAAACCGAAACTTGCTATCGTCTTGAGGGTCTATCTTGCCGTCAACAACTTTCATCACCGCCCCATTGGGGACAGACACGACACTTTTGAAACCTATCTCCATTAGTGAGAGGGCATCCATTTCGCCTTCACAAATGTATAGGTCTTCCCCCTCTACAATAGAATCCAAATTAAAAAATGATGCGGGTGATCCGCTGCAAGAAAAGCCCTTGTCAGATATAGCCCTGACCTTCGCCGCATACACCTGAGATTTATTTGTGTATGGAAAAACAACGCACTCAGTCTGTTTTTTTAAAGAAGATATGTAGTGCTGCGCTGTCTTGATCTTGGCATCCTTAGCAGTGCTTTCTGATATCCCCCTCTTGCCAAGCCAAGCAATTGTATTTGCTGTTAAATCGTCCCAATCTTGCTTAACAACAACAGCCACTTTAGCTTCCTTTCTAACAGGCATAGGACGCTCATCAAGGGTGATGACCCCAGATGATTGGCAGTGCCAACAATTGTATAAAATTCCTTCTACATCGACCTTTAGGGAAAGGGTTCTTTCGCCCTTCTTTTTTCTATTGGGTGAGCAGATGGGGCATACAGCTTTGTGCTGACCTTCCCCCATGCGGAGTGCTGCTCCGCGTATCAATATATCATTTTGCATTTTGTCCTCCACGACAGGCGTACACGATATATCGATGCCGTCTGATCTGTCAATAAGCATTTTTGGAGGTATCAGAGACAAGGAATTATGTGTTTATATAATATATATAACATAAATATAATCTCTATATAGACTGTTTATAGATTATCTTTACTACGGTTTTCTATCTATTAAATCTTTTAACTTTCTACCTTCGTATCGGGCAATCGGTTCTTTCTGTGTCAAAATATACAGAAAGTTATTTTTCATTTTTCGGTGATCTATGTCGGCAAGATCGCAAACAGTCACAAAGTCTTCTGTGCGTAGCCATTTGATCACATCGTCTTTTTGTCTTTCGTCATTCAGGTAAGCATCCGAGATAGCTTGGGATATTACCGCTCTCCAGAGATGACACTCTGATGATTGTTCTTGGCCTTTCCCTATCAAGCCCCCAGTAAATATTCTTCTGCTTAACTTGCCGGTCATTTTCGTAAATCTTTCCTTGCATTAAATCCAAGATCAAGCTTTCGTCCAAGTCTGGCCTTCTTGATGCGTAGTGGATTAACATTTCGACACAAACATCTCCAGAAAATAACTCTTCTATCTGATCACATTGCTCAAGGAAATACTTGGCATACTTCCTAGCCTTGTCCGATTTTATAGAAGCTGGCCGTCCTCTTATCAAAACTATCTTTCTGCTGTTGGCCTTTGATGCCGGTTCTCCAAGTATCTCAAATTGATGTGTTTTTGTGTTCATATCGTCCTCAAAATTCCTTATTGACATTAATAAACGCTTTTGATACAACAAAAACTCACAGGGAGGGACAACATGGAAATTACCAATAATCACAAATTGCCCAAATCCTTTGTTGATTTTGCCAGAAATGACAAATATAGCAAGGGAAATGCTGACATATCTGTCACTACCCTTATAGACAGCCCAAGGGTGAGGCTGATGAGGGATCATCACGCCAACGATAGAACTGTTGATGCAGTAGACATGATATGGCCTTTGTTTGGCACTGCTGTTCACCATGTCCTTGAGAGTACCAAGCCATCTGATGATGTCGTACTTGAGGAAAGGTTGTTTGCAGAGGTTAACGGATGGGTCTTGTCAGGGGCTGTTGATCATCAGGTTGTTGATCGGGCAAACATTCAGATAACTGATTACAAGGTCACAAGCGTTTGGTCTGTGATCTATGGGAAGATTGAGTGGGAGCGGCAACTTAATATGTACGCCTACCTCGTACAAAAAAATAAGGGTAAAAAGGTCAACTCTTTGCAGATATGCGCGATACTGAGGGACTGGAACAAGAGGGAATCAAAGTACAAGCCAGACTACCCTAGTGCGCCTGTTGTGCTGGTTGACATCCCAATATGGGACGAGGAGACGCGCATCAATTACATCAATGAAAGAGTTGGCATTCATCAAGAAGCGCAGAAGATGTATGACGCTGAGGGCGAGTTCCCCTTTTGTTCTAATGATGAAATTTGGAAGCGCAGCGATTCTTGGGCAGTAAAAAAGAAGGGAAACAAGAGAGCCTTGAGAGTTTTTGAGACTGAACAATTAGCGAATGAATTTTCTCAGGCTCATAAAGCGCGTGATAATGAATATGTTTTAGAAATAGAATACCGAGCCGGAGAGGCGGTAAGGTGTATCGGTGACTATTGTGGAGTTTCCGATTTTTGTTCACAGTACAGAGGAGAAGGTTAATATGAGTAGCGTATGGGAAACCTTATCTAAGGTTGATGTGTCTGATCACATCGAAAAAAAGAATGGCCTGACATATCTGAGTTGGGCATGGGCGTGGGGGATTGTGAAGAAGCATTATCCCAAGACTACGTTCACGAAAAATTTGTACTCTAGTGCAAATAATGATTGCACCTTGCCCTACATGATTGATCCGGCAGGGTATGCATTTGTTTCAGTAACCGTTGATATAGAAGATGAGAGTCAAACAGAGGTTATGCCTGTTCTCAATCACGCAAACAAGGCTGTGTCGCAACCAGATAGCTTTCAAGTAAACACAGCTTTACAGAGGTGTCTGACTAAGTGTTTGGCGTTTCATGGGTTGGGTCACTACATCTATGCTGGCGAGGATTTGCCAGAGGGTGTGATCGAAGAAAAGAAAGAGGAGAAGGTAAAGATAACGTCCTCTTCTGGAGAGGTTAAGGAAGAGGCAAGTTATTTTGTAATGGCTGAGGTGTTTAACTCATTTATCAGCGAGTGCGATACATATCAAAAGCTAACTGCGTTCTGGGGAGAGAACAAGGATGCTTTGAATGTTTTAGAGTCAGGAGACAAAGTTCTTTACAAAGCGGTTGTGGCTAAATTTACTAAGCACAGCCATCAATTCCCAGAGTCAAAAGCCAATAAGGAGAAAGCGGCATGAGTAACGATTACCCACCATCAGGAGTTCTTTTTACCAACAACAGGAAAGAGAAAGCCACTCAGCCTGATTATACAGGCCACATAGAGCTGTCTGACGAGGTTGTGAATGACCTTGTTGCTCAGATGGCAGAGGGAAACCCAAAGCCTAAGCTAGATCTAGCTGGCTGGAAGCGTGTAAGCCAGAAGAACGGATCAACATTCCTGTCTTTGGTTGGCAACACACACTACGCCAGAAAGGCTAACGGACAGTCTCAAAGCAAAACCCTAACCAATGATGAGGTCCCATTCTAATGACTGAGATTATTAAAAAGTTTTTCTCTCTTATTTCAGGAAAGTCCTGTCATAAGAAGCCCTATCGTCCTGTCGAACACTATGCTGTTTATCAGTTTGTTCCAGAGGATAATGATGCCTCAAGTCACTCTTGGCCTACCAAGTCTGATCCGTCATACCAAATTAAATATGGATGGCACAAATCTACAGCAAAAAAGATGAAGGTTGGGGACTATGCTTTCCTTCCGGAGCCTCAGTCTGCTGGATTGTATCAAGGCATTCTGTCAATTCATGGTGACAAGTCTGCTAAGACAAAGGCTGTCCCTAAAGAAAATCATTTGTCCATAGTTCCGTTTAGAAAGGTAACTAGGATCAAGTGAGGATACGATCCAAGAAATATCTACAGACCTTGCGTGGCGCACCCTGCTTGGTTTGTGGGTATGGCGCAGAGGCGCACCATATCATGTTCGCAGAGCCTAACGCTATGGGCATGAAAGTTGGAGACAATTGGTGTGTTCCTCTGTGCCACTCCTGTCACATGACATTGCATCGCTTTGGTGATGAAAGGACTTGGTGGGATTTGCAAGGGGTAGACCCTAAAGAATGGGCCAAGTTGAATTGGGAGAAGTTTAATGGATGAGAGCCTTTGTGTTGCTTATGATCTGAAGCATCAAATAGAGAGCCTACCAGATGAGTTTAGGAAGAACACGCGAGTTGATAAGGTGGAGACTGAACACGATATGCTTTCAAAAATATCAATAGTTATCCACGCCCTTGAAAGCGAACTACAAGATATAAAGTGAGAGACAAATGATTAGTGAAAGAGAAAAAAATGCAGCAGACATGACTGTAGAAGAGTTTGCTCAGCATATAAAAATGTTAAGTGATGAGGTTATGAACTTTAAGGATTACTTTAACCCTAAAGACAAGAGGTCAAACCCTAGAGGGACTAGGACTTATCTTAACAGGGGTAGAGGTGACTTCTATGCAAAGAGCAAGTGGCTAACCCTAAATGGGCCTAGATTGGGGCGCGGCATAGATAAGATGTATTCATCAAAAGAGTCTATCGTAAGGCAGACTGTAAGTGGGTTAAGGGAACTCAACAACACAGTCAACACTGGTGAGAAGAGACAAAACCAGAGAAGGATGGACAGATGAAGTCTTTAAAAAATTCAAAAGACTTATGCTACTTCCCCACAAAGGGGCTGTGTCATTTGTCAAAAACCCTTCCTCAAGACTTTTTCCCAGACAACACTGAAAGTGTGTTCCGTCAGGAGATGGTCACTTGGGAGAGAGTTAGTCAAGGTATCAAGCGAACCACTCATGTGAGAAACTTTACCGACTGTGACCATTATGACAGTAGGACATCAGAGATTTTTCTAAAGGAGAGCCAGTATGGAAAATGATAATGTTGATGTGAGGACTGCCGCAGTTAACTTTGAGGCCGTTAAGACCTCTATGTCACAGAGCAAACAAGGCACTATACTAAGACTTGCCTTGCATCCTAATGATGTTCCACCTAGTCTACATACTGACTGGGTAGGCTCTCGCTACATGGTGGCAATGGTTAAGCTGGGTGACGATGACCAGCCTGAGATAAGTGATCATCAAAGGGAAGTTGATAAGATGGTTGCTAGTGCCGGTATGTTATGCAGGAACGATGAGTTTGCAGACTTCTTGCATAAACGAGAGTACATGCCAGACGCTGATTACATAGAAAGCTCTTTTGGGGAGAGAGAGAAGACAGTAACTGAAACACTAAGATCAGTCTTGGGCATCACCAGCAGGGCAGAGTTAAAGAATAACTCTGAGGCTAGGGAAAGGTTCAAGGCGATAACAGAGGAGTTCGTGAGATGGAAGCAGGGTTATCAAAAATGAGCAATGATTTTATAGGTCAGAGAGACGTTGCAAACATATTGTCTTTGAAGAGTCACCGTCTTGTTGAAAAGATACTAAAGAACGATGAGACATTCCCGAAGCCTATCGTCATCTCAGAGAGAGTTAAACGCTGGAGACACGAAGATATAATTAACTGGGTTAACTCTAAGTTTGATGAGGCTAAGAAGTAATTGTACCACGGTACAAATAGTTAAGCGTGGGTATGGTTGAGCCATGTGACAGGCTTTAATCCTTGAGCGTCCCACGCCTAGATTTGCGCTCAAGGAAGTCACATAACTCGCCAAGGGCTGTTATGCACAAGCGGCCCTTGGCCTTTACCTTACGCCAGCATTCCTCATAATGATTGCGGCTCTTTTTTCTATTACCTGTATCTTGTCTCTTAGGCTTCTTATGATAGCCTTCTTTTGCTCTTCTGGTATTGTCTTGCTTGACTGAACTTTGTTCTTGTTTCTGACAAGCTTGTTTCTGTAGTTGTTCATGGCCTTTAGCTGACCATAAATCTTTAACTCGTTGGCGTACTCTTTTCTTATCTCAGAGGCTCTCTCTGGGTCTTGAGACTGCAAAGAGAACTGAAGCTCCTTTGCCGCCCTTAGAACCTTATCCCTGTTTTCGATAAACTGGCCTGTGTCCTCTCTTGAAGAGGGAGAGGTGAATAGCTTTCTGGCAAATGGTATTTCCCTTATTAGATCACCTTCAAGGTCGCCTCTGAATGACTCAATTGTCTTTGAGGGAGACTCAGCAGTCCTAAGAGCAAATGCTCCTGCTGCGCCAGTAAAGTATTGCGCCCAGAAGTCTATCGTTTCTGGCGAAATGTCTATCATTCCGGGGGTTATCTCTGTGCCGCCTGTGCCAGAATTGACAGCCCTAGCTATACCCTTGAATAGTGCGCTTGTGTTAGACCAGTACAGTTGGCTGTCTGGCTTCTGGACACCAAAGGGAGATGCTTCCTTTACGATAGGGTCGCCTTTGTAGTCTTTGTTTACAGCTAAGCTTATAAACGGATCGCCTACAGTAGGTATTAATGCATTTTCCCAATTAGTGTCCCCTAGAGGGTTAAGAGATTCTGCTAATGTGCCAAATGTAGAGTTAAAGCCTTCAGCAGGGGTGTACTCTCCGCGCTGAACCCTGCTCATGGATCGACCTAGATTGACTGCCGTGTTAAGCCCGTACCCTAAAGGTATTTTTAAAAACTTTTGTTCCACAAGCCCAAATGTAGGGAATATTATGTTATGCTCAAGAGTGTACTGACCTAGCTCATCGTAGTCGCTTACACCGTCCTCGTCTTCGTCTCCTGAAGCCGCAGCGGCAAATTGATCCAATAGGACGCCAGCAATAATCATCCCCCCCCATATATTGCGTACCTTTGATGACCTTATGCCAGCGTTAAACAGGGCCATAGATCCTTGCACTGATGCATTGTAGAAAAGGAACAAAGCATTCATAAGGGCTTTTTCTTCCCCCTGCTTTGCAAAGTTTACTGTTACGTTTCTGGCTGCTTGAGCTGCTCTGTCTTTGCTAAACCCTCTCTTTAACAGGGCATGATATGTTGCAACTCGGACTCCATTTTCAACAGCCGTGTTGTAAGCGTCTAAGAACCCGCCAATTTTATAAAGAAAGCCATTCCTAGAAAGTCCCAGCTTACCCTTTATGCTGTTATTGGAAACCTCATCAAGAACCTTTTTGATGCTTTCCATTTGATCTTTAACGCTATCAACTTGGTTGGTAGAGTTCTTTCCGCCCGCAGAAACAAAGTCATTAAATACGTCTGTCCAGTTTGTTTTGTCATACCCCTCAAACCCTCCTTCTCTGGTGACAGCGAGGATTCCCTTTACGGCAGGGGCGGCGTTCTTCATTACTTCTCTGCTAATACCCTCTTGATCGTACTGACCTATGTTTACCCCAGCAGTCTCCAAGTCCCTGAAAAAGTTTGTGATGGCAAACTCTGGGTTCCAAGTTGTGTTAATGTTTGAGAGGTATCTGTTGAACTTTGCCATATATCTGACTACAGCGCCGCCTCTTTCGATTCCATCCCCACCAGCGCCTCTCATGGCTCTGGCGACCCTGTTGTCTCTTATAAGAATATTGTAAGGCTCTTGTCTGCCATTGACCTTTACCTTTAGAACATTTTCTTGCATGTCAGGAGTTACTTTATCGACTATAATTGCTATGCCGTCCCTGTTATCCTTTTCCATTATATACTCGGCATTAGGGTCCATGATCTTTGGATCAATAATATTTAAGAATGCCTGACCGACTTTGTTTCTCTCAGCCGCTACAATAGACCTAGAGTTCTGAACCATGACATTTGCTATAATGTCTTCAGCGTACTCAGTTCCCCTACCCGTTGTTATTCTTGGGTCTTGATAAGCCGTGCCTCCGTAAAGGTTGTCTCTTTTCTTTCTTCCCATCCTAGGAACGCTATCCAGATCCTCTGAAAGGTCTTCTTCTGGGTCAAGTATGCCTCGCAAAGGCACATAGTTTGAGAAGCTGTACTCCTCAGCCATAAGGCCGCCTTCTCTTCTTACGTCATTTGTGTTCTGTACAATTTGTACTACGGTATTTTTTATGCCGTTTAAGGTGTTTTTGCTTTGGACATTCAGAGAGTCTACCCACGCTAGTATCGCATCAGCCTCTCCGTCTGACATTCCTGACCCAAGCCCTGTTTTGTTTCTAGCCAGAACATATGCATTTCTTTCTTTCGCGTGGAGTGCATAAAGATAAGCATCAGCAATGGCTAGCTTTGGATCATAAGCCCCTCTGGCGTCCTCAAAAAATCTAGACACGTTTGCAAGTTGATCAATCTTTGCCTGATCAACTTCTATCTGCTTTATAGTGTCTGTTAATGGCTCGTATAAATTAGCTTTGTTTTCGTCTAGCCTAGCGCCCATGAGGCCCTGTGCAAGCTCTTCCCTCATGTAGACATCCATTGCGTCTGGAATGCTAAGCCCATCAGACCTTAGTTCGTCCATAAGCTTGCCCACAGGAAGCATTGCATCCTGAAACTTAGTCACAAAGCGTTCTGTCTTAGCTTCCCAAGCCCGTGCCTTCTTTTCGTCAAACACCTTTGAGTAAAGTTTTCCAAGAACTCTAGCTACGTTGTTGTACGTTATCCTATCGTAAGATTGCTCTGACGCCTTCAGCATGGCGTTGTTTGATATGAGTGGTCCTGTTCCTTGCTCTAAAGATGGGACGTATCTTACCGACCGCTTACTATATTTTGTTTCGGCATTAGGAGTTCCTCCGGTAGTTCCGACTCCATCTCCGCTGTAATCGATGGGATTGCTTCTGGATACGACATTTCCAGATAGTTCTGTCGGGTCAACGGCAAGTTCAGGGCTGCTAATGCTTCCACTATCGGGTCCTTCCCAGCTTGGTGGACGAAATCTTCCTTTGTCACCTGCTTCATTTAAAACTTCCTCTCTTACTTCCTCTATTGTTTTCTGACCAGACCTGAAGTCATTCCAGATACGGTCAATCATCCTAACATTGTTTTTGTTTTGCTTAAACGCTGGGGTAAATAATCCCCTTACAGCCTCCCATGTTATAGACTGCATCTCTCTAGGGAGAACATTTCTTCTGGCTGCTGCTCTTCTGTGTGCCTCAACATAAAGGGCGTATGTACCCTTAACTCCGAGAGGAGCTGAGTTTGAAACGGCCCCTCTCCAGTTCTCATCTCTTTTTGAAGCTACCGGTGATGTGCCGAAGTTGTGATGAACTTCTGTAGACGAGCCAGACAATGGCTTTAGGTGAGCAGCGGCTACAGCGTGAGTATCCGATGTTACATCTCCGTCCTGAGAGAATGGAGCAGCTATATTATTAAAGAAGTTTCTAACCTTATGCCTGTCGCCCATTTCCGAAGAGATTGATTCAGGATTGGTTAAAGCCATAACTGCCTTTGTTATCTCTTTATTAGAACCCCAAGCAACCCTTGACCTAGACCCATTTGCATTTCTGGCCCAGCCAATGTTCTGTCCATCAGGAGAAACGATGTAGTATCCACGGTCATTATATGTTTCATCATACAATCGTATAAACATAGCTTGCAGAAGGGGCGCATCGGCGTACTCAGAAAGGGGCATGTTTCTCCCCTGCATGAATATAATATCAAGCATTGGCTGATGCACATCTTTTGGAAATATTCTTCGAGCAGTTGCTTCCATCTCAGGGGTCGGCACAAAATCCATTTTGGTTTTGTATATGTCTATAAGCCGCTCGCCTAGAGAGACATTCTGATACCAGTCCTTCTGTGGACTTAGAGCAGCCATTACAGCAGCGGCTTGCTCAATAGATACCGGGGAGCCAGACTCTTCGCTGTACTTTAAGGCGTTTTCATTTGCTATTCTGTTAGCGCCGACATACCAAAGCTTTGATCTTTCTCTTGTTGCCTCTGGGACGTTGTCATAAACAAACTCAAGGTTAGAAGAAAGTCTCTCTATAAGGGTTTCGACCAACTCCTTGTCGCCAAGTGACGCTGCCTCCTCTTCAGTTATTATATTGTACCCTCGTACAATCTCGGCGGTTCTGGCAAGCAGTTTAGGATTGTTAATTATATCATTAGCGCCCAATTGAAGTATTTCTTCTATAGGGTCTTCTGTCGCTGAAGCGCCTTTAGGGAACCTTTGGCTAATCCTAGCGCCGTCAACGTTATTTACATTAGGTACATCTATGGTTGCTGTTCTTGCAGATCTTTTTACGGGCTTTTCTATAGAGCCTTCTGGCTTCACAACAGTATCATTGAACATGGCCGCAACCATACCCATTCTTGAGTTACTCCAGTAACCAGAGTAACCAGCATCCTTTATGGATTTTTCGGCTGTTGTTGTTATGAATTGCTTGGGCTTGTTCCAAGTTCTTTCCATGATGTTGTCATCAACGGAATTAGCCGCTTTGGTAATAAAGCCTTCTGGGTCTTTGTCGTAGTCGTATAATGAATCAACTGGTACTTGAGTTTCGTATACGTTATTGCCTACAGTGGCCTCTTGATTGTACCCATTTGCCTCACCGACATTCATGCCAAAGTAAGACCTAGCTTGATAGATGTTAGGGAACTTTACTTTACGTTCCCGCTCATCTCCACGCATCCTGTTATTTGTTAATTGCTCTCTTGGGCTGATGGTGTCCAGCCCCACTATAGGAGAGTAATGTATTAGGCGAGTTAAGCCGTTTTCATCAACTGTTGGCTTCGGCGTTCCAAAGTCAGCTTCTTGGCCCTCTGGAATCTCGCCTCTGACATTGCCCGATCCTGTTGCGACTCTATCGACTCTTGCTCTGTCTGACCTTGCATCTCCTGAGATACGAGATCCTTTGATGCTTCGATTAATTCTTTCTTGCTCATTTGTAGACTCCAAGTCTGGTGCTACACCTTCGTTAACAGCAAAATCAGGAAGAAGGGTTATCTTCTGTTCTGCGTACACTGTAGATGCAGGGTTTTCTCTATTTTGCTCCCCAACTGGGCCAAAGTTAACCCAAGAGTTTTGTCCTCTTGTCTCCGTAGTCATAGCCTTGGCCGCTGTAGGACTATACATCCTCACATGAGATTGCCAAGCGTTTTCTTCACCACGCGCTGTAAACGTTGCTCCCTCTAGCCCATGACCAAAGTAATCATGCACTATGCGGAACACATCATTGATACGCATGTCTATGCCATCAACAGTTTCATCTGCCTTGGCAAGAAGAGGATTGGCAGCCTCATCCTCAGCAGTTATTGATGCCTGACCAAAACCAGTATCAGTGGGGAAGACCCACATATGATTGTTGTCTCTTATGTCCATAAGGACATCCCTAGACCCGTTGGGGTAAGGGTTGTCCATGTCTTCCTTAATAAACTCTACATCTAGGCCGGTGTTTTTTATAAACTGCCACTGAGCCATAGTCTCGTTTGCCATGGCTTGATAAGCAATTTGCACATCTGGATCGTTAGGCCTGTCTTCTGCTTCTTCAAAGGCGGCGGCTATACGAGTTGCCAACGGAAGATCAACCTCTACATACTCACCCTGCCTTCTGTTCGGAAGGCCAACAGAGTTCATGTACTGGGTCTTTACGTCATGCACTATTGGTATTGGGCCGATTAGGTTGGTCGGCATGTTTCTTATAGTGCGTACAGAAAATTTAAACTCTGACTTGTTTCCAAACACAGGGTTTTTAGCAAGAACTAGCGGTCCGACTTGAACAACCAGATCAGCACTAATTACAGGCTGTGTTGTCATGCGGTCATAAAAATATGAATGACGCTCAGGATCAAAGCCAACTTGCACAACTGTTGGGTCGTTCATCATTTGCTGTGCGATAGCAAAAGATTGATCTGGCGTGGCGTGTTTGTAAGTCCCCTCTATTGTAGAAAACGGACCCTTCTGCGCTCCCTTAGCAACAGCTAATGCCCTGCCCTGCGGTGCTTCAAATGTTGCGTTCTCTATTATCCCTGTTGATTGATGAGAGATAGTTAAATTAGCTAGGTTTTTTCCGTCCTTATTTGTAACGTTGCTTCTTTTCCCATGATGTATAGTTGGGACCCAAACTCCGTAATCCCTATAGGCGCTTACATCTAGTCTCATGCCAGTCACAAGACCATCCATATCCTTTGAAAGCATGTTTAGTTTAGGGATTTGATTTGATTTTAAAGCTCCCTCCATTTCTTCATTTGTAGCTGGAGCAGGAACTGTTTCATATGGAATGATTGGCTTAAACTCATTTACTAAGCGATCATACTCATCATATAAAATTGTACCATCGGACAATTTTTGTGCAGCCTCAGTAAGCTGAGGTATGCGCTTTGTCACATCTTTGAATGACTGCTGTATACGCTCTACATTTCCTCGCTCAGGAATTAAGAAGCCAGCACGAATGTTCGTGCCACGAACCCCAGCAGTTGAGTATTTAGCGCCAGCAGGAGCAATTGATGCGGCTCTTATGTTACGCTGTCTACGGCCAACCTTTCCAGACTTGATGCCATCAAATATCTCTGCTGCGCTAGTGAACCCAGCATCGGCATGTGCGTTAAATATTGACTTGATAAACCTGACCATGCGACTGAACAAGCCTTTGGGCTTGCCGCCTACTTTGATGCGGCCCTCTGCATATGCTCTAAACATCTCAGCTACAGCTTCTTCTTGCTGAGACTCAGGAGTGTCTTCTGGATACATAAACTCCGCTCTATCCAAGAAGGTGTATTCTCTATCAATAGTTCTGCCATTAATAGTCTTTGCGTATTTTCTTTTCTCGGCAGCCTTAACAAGGCTAGCCCATTCAGCATCAGTGAATAGACCTAGGCCCTTCATAGCGTGTATTATTTCATGGTTTAGGACGCCAGCCAGTCTTTGCTCAAGCTCAGCCTCGCTCAAGTTTGGATCATATATCTCCATGGCAAGGGTGATAATCCTGCGAGCGTTTTCCCCTGCCTGCTCTGACCCCTCAGTAATATTTATGTCTTTCGACCCATCAGGGTTAATAGTCTCTGAGTAGTCAATTACATTCTGACTTACTAAATCAACATCTTTCAGCCCTAGGCCAAACAAATACTTACGCAAAGCATTGGCTACAGCGTTTATTCTTCTTTTGTATTCTTCTGTTGGCTTTGCCCCTTCAGCTTCTTCTTGAACAACAAGGGCTTGGTTATTTCTTGCCTGAGAGGCTGATGGTCTGGGTGGAGCAGACGCTCTAACATCAGAGAGCTTTACTTCCTGAACTTTGATCTTTGCATCAAGCTCGTCAATAGCTCTCTGTGCATCCTCAATAGCAAGCTGTTCAGCCTGACTACCGACTCCGACTTCCTTGGCTGCGTTTATTCTCTCCTGCTGCTCTTGCCGCATTCGGGTAAGCTCATTAAGGACAGTCTCTGCACTTCTCTCGGCTTCCTGCTGCTCCGTAGGGGGCGTAGGTGGATTAGCTGGCCTAACCTTTGTTCTGCTTACAGGCTCAACAACACCTTCTGTTTTCATGTTATTGATTAACGCTTGAGCCTGCTGGACGGTAAGAGATAAAGCCTTTTGCAGCTTTAATCTGTTAACTGTTCCGTCTTTGTTTAAGACCTCTCCAGACTCAACCAAAACTTTTGCAGCGTCTTTGTTGTCTATAACCTTTTCTTTAATAGCAGCGTCTTCAGCGGCTAAAGATTTCTCTTCCTCAGAAAGAGCCTTCTGCCAAGTTCTAGGCTTTTGCCTTGCACCTATTCTGTTGTATGTGGGTAATCCAAGTACATCTTTGATTTCATCTAAGCTAGTTGGACCGTCTACGTCCTGAACGCCAGCTCTAACGCGAGATTGCCTGAGAGTGGCAGACTCTCCCTCAGAAAGCTCCGAAAGATCTACTGGCTGGTCGCCAAGCTGTGTTTCCCTTGCGGCTTCTGCTAAGGCTTGCTGCTCTTGGTCCTGATTAAGTCCTAAGTCCTTTAAGTTTTCATTAAAGGCCTTTGTTGCCTCTTTTGGATTGTTCTTTAAATCATCTTCAAAAGGAGTAGATTCATCTATGGGCCTTCCAAATTCGTCACGCTCTCTCACCGCATCGCCATCAGCGCCTACTGTAAAATCAGTAGTGTCTTTAACTCCGCCTTCTTCTGTTGGCCCAGTAAGCAACCCAGCTATAGCTTCAGGGGCTTCAGGCTCATTAAGAGAGCCTTTTGCCCTCTCAACTTGTTGTTTAACTTCTTCACCCTCCTCCCTTTGATCCAATACCAGTTGAGTTTGAGCCTTTAAAACCTTTTTGACTCTTCTGCCAGCCACAGTCTCAAGAAGGAAGTTAAAGGTTGCGCCAGCCCCGCCACCATAGATAGCGTCATCTTTGTAAGCGCTCATAGAGATATCTAAATCAGGATTATAAAGACCTTGCTCCGTTAGGTCTTGAAGCCAAGCAGCCGCGCTTTCCTGAATGGCCTCATACCCACCAACCTTAGCAGCACTCTTTAGCCTTGGTATTAATTTTTTAACTGCACTTTCTTTTACGTCTTTCGGGACCTTCTTGAAAATGTTTGCTATTACGCCAAAAGCTTTGCTTATAGGTAGCGCCTCAGTCGCCCCAATAAGGCCACCAGTTAGGATGGCTAAGTCTTTTTCTGTAGGTTCGCCCCCCTGCTCTATAAATCTAGCTATTCTGTCTACTTGATTTTGCGCTCCCTGACCCACACCCATTGTAGCCGCTGCTGCCGTACCGCCTATTCTCTGTGCAGAGGCGCTTTTGCCTAAAGCCCCCAGCCCCTTGACAACACCAGCACCACCAAGGAAGTAAGACCCAATAGAGCCTATTGCCTGTCCAGCTTTTCCAGCAATGTTGTCGTCTGGAGTCCCAATAACATAATCAATGCCGGTACGAGCAGCATCTGTTATGCCTTGACCAAAAGACTCTATGCTGTCTTCGCCCTGATCTCCGGGTACAAATTTTCTTAAACCAGCAGCAGTTAAAGACGCCAATCCACCGGGAACATCGGCAATGCTTCTTGCAAGACCTGATGCAGCGCCTTGAGTGAAGTCAATGAGATTACCCACCTCATCTGGAGACTCTTGAACTGTGGTAGGCGCACCAAAGCCTTCAACGGCATCGACATACCGCTCAATGTCAGCTAACTCTTGTGGTGTTGGGCTGTCCCCAGCAATACTAACTAGGTAACTTTTTCCAGTGCGCTTGCTATCCGCATAGACGTTTGCCATCTATGATCTCCTTTAAGATGCAGCTTGATCAGCGCCGAATGTTTGCTCTGGTATTTCTAGCATCCTTTTCAACCCAATTATTTCTAGTTGAGCCTTTTTCAAAGCTTCTCCTTGGACTAAACCTGATGCTATGTCTTCTTGTAGCCGATTTATAAGAGACACCACATTGCTGGCGCTAAGATCCATTTTATTTGTCTTTTTTCCTTGGATCTTGGCTCTCGCATTAATCAAGTCTATAACACCTTCTTCGTAACGCTGATTTGCCTCTCTCATTGCAGAAAGACCAGCTATGCCAGCTTCGCCAGCAGCGCCAAGCAATGTAGGCTCTTTAGATGACATCAAGGCCATCCCAGCCTGAGCAAGAGCAAGCCATTTGTCAGACTCTCTGTTCTTTTCCATTTTGGCCTGAAGGGCTTTTATCTCATCAACAAGGGATATAGCCCCATCAGAATCGCCAGTATTTCTTATGTCTACGTTTGGCTCAGGGAGCTTTGGTTGATCAGCCGCCTTTGCCGCCTTTGCTGCCTTAGCAGCGTTTACAGCGCTGGTGCTGCCAATCCCTACGTTTGCTAGATCGTCTTTGACCTCGGCCACAACCGGCATAACTTCAAAGTCCGGATCAGCAGTTGTCGCCTTTTGCGCCTGTTCTTCAGCGATTCTTTTTCCTTCCTGATATGTGGCAAAAAATTGAGCGTCAGGACGCAAATCTGTTAGCTCTCCTGCTGGCATATCAGCACCCGTTGTTTGATTACCTGACTCCTTGTCTGCGGTCATGGCTCTCAGCTTCTTTAGCCTTTCCGCTGCAACAACTGCCGGTGAAGATCTTCCGCTATCAATAAGCTGTGGGTCTATAGCATCGTTAGTGGCTGCATTAGCCCCCATAAGGCTGGAAAGCATATCAGGCTCTTGATCTAGTCGTTGATTAAGAATGTCGTCTGACAAAGGCTTCCCAAGGATTTCAGAAACCTTTGCTGGATCATCAGTTCCTGCTGCCCTGATTGCCCTATCTATCTGAGCTTGACTGTATGGCTGTTGCCCCTGCTCAAAGCCAACTATGGCAGGAATAATAGAAGAGCCGCTTTCAGCAAGATTTATCTCATCGTCAGGGCCTATGCCTGTCTTGTCTGAAAGGAAGTCTATGTAATTTCCAGTAGGATTGTTGTCTGATGGCGGCGCATATCTATTAGCAAGCTGTCTAAGAGTCTTAATGTCATACTTGTCTCCGTATGTCATCAGTAGTCTCTGTATTGCTCTTAGGCCCTCATCATCAGATCCGAATGTGGCGTATCCCCCATCAGCACCTGACTCACCTATAAACCCAGCACCGGGCCTTATGTTTCCGGGGTTTCTTTGACGCAAGCCAAGAGGCAGACCATTTTGAGCCTTAATTAAACCGCCCTCATCATACCTTTGAACTGGCACTGGGCCTCTGAATTGGTTGGATTTCATTGCGTATGGCATTATTCGCCCTATTGGCCCACCCTTTACCGGATGCGGCATAATTGGGTGAGCTGGGCGTGTATATGAATTATTATCAAAATCGATTTTTGGTTGGAAATCGAATGATGCTTGGCCAGCACTGTGCATTCGATATGTAGGTTCAGTTCCTGAGGACAAGCCAAAACGACTATCTGCCATTTGCTCGACCTCATCTAGGAATGGATCAATCTTGTCGTCAGACATGCGGCTTGAAAGTTCTTCGCCATATGACATTAGACCACCAGACCTCATACCCATAGCAACATCATCTGGGACAGGCGCAGCCGGTGGCGCTTGCGGGCGCATGGCTTGAGGCATGATAGTACCTATGCCCTCTGATGCAGCGCTTTGAGGAGCCATAGCTTCTGACATACCAGCTATACCACTCACAGGCACACCAGAGGCCGCTAGAGCCTCTTCAGCCACAGTTGGCTCTGCTGCTGCCTGACGCTTAGAGAAGTCGTCTCTGACGCGCTTGCGGCGCTGTATTTCGCTAAGTACAAGAAACTGCGGAGCGTTGCCAGAAGGCATCTGCATCTCTTTGATAAGCTGGTTTTCAGAGAAGTCCTTGAGGCTGTCTTGGATGTCTATAATGTTCATTAATTAGCCGCCCATACCTTTATATAATCCTAAGGCTGAAACGCCCGTTCCAAGCAATTGCTGGATAGGGTTATAAGATTGAAGTTTGGTTGTTTCTGTTGAAGGTTGGACAGGTACACCTCTAAGAATGGATGAATAGAACTGTAACTGTTCGCGGTCATAATCCCGCTGACGTACAAAATCTTCATAAGCAATATCCAGACCAGCTTGTTTTTCTGCCTGAATATCCCGGCCAA